ATAGCAGATAATTCATATACAAGACGAGGGTGGGTAACAGGCATTTGGGGAAGACAACAGATGACTATTAGTGGGAGTGGTAGTACCGCAGGATTTTATGTACAAGGTGAGGGATTGAGTAACCTCAACAGAAGGAACTCTATAGGTTTCATAAATTTTCAAACATTAATAGCTTTGTTCAAAAATAATGGATATTATTTTCATACTGATCCTAACGATAATGACCTGTTTAAAGATTATAGTAGAGTAATAAGTGTTATGGATCAGATAAAGATAGACTATGATGGAACCAGTTATGTAGGATCTTTTTCTACATTTTCTTTTGATGACGTAGCAGAGATGCCTTATAGGATGACATATAATTTTGAATTCATAGCCTCTGGGTTAAAAGGAGATAAATTTGAAGGGCATGAGAGATTAAATAATAATGAGTTACTTAGTAACAAAATAAATATAGGAAATCAGGGTCCTAGTAGAGATGAACTTGTTGAAGTTTTAAGAATGAGTGAAAAAGAGTTAAATGACCATTTCTATAATGACTTATTGACAAGCTACCAGGGAGAACAAGATAAATTAGCAACTCAGCATACAGGTCGTATTGACGATACTGTGAGTACTGGAAAAGGATATAATGATAATGAGTATACAATAAATAATATAAAGAATATAAGGTCGTATGCACTACTAACAGAATCAGAGAAAGCCTCAGTAAAGACTTTTGCTATTAAAAATAGTATTCCAGAAGATTTAGCTATAAAATTGTTTACGTTAGAAAGCGGGGGGACTTGGAATGGGCTAATATACAGTAAGCTAGGGCACGCAAGAGGGGTTTGTCAGTTTACTGCTATAGCTTTAGCTCAGATGAAAAGTGAAATGGTAAAAAGAATGAAAAGTGGAGAACTTACTCCTAAAGTAGATATAAGTACTATAAAAAATGTTGATGACCTAGTTAATACTTATCCTTCTATAGAACAGCAAATGGTATTAGCAGATGTATATACTAATGTAACAATGTCAGGATCTAAGTCTTTGAGTCAGGTACTATCTAATGCAAATCCCGAAGATAAAGCATCAATTATTACAGCCGGGTGGTTTTATCCTGCAAATATAAATAATCCAGATGCTCTGCTACCCTTGGATGTTAGAGAAAAAAATCCTGGGATAACAACGGTAAGAGAGTATACTAATGCAGTATTAAGAATAGGTTCTAAAGCTAATTCTAAAAAAACAATTACAACGACTTCAGGAAATTAATATGGCTGAGATTAGGTCAGGAATTTTTTCATTAAATGAATTCAATAATAGAACTCCATTAAAGTTAGCACCGGATGGGTTTGTTGTTATCAACGGAGCCCTGGGTGCAAAAGTTATTACTCCAAATAGTTTTGCTGGTGACACCAGAAAATTGAGTATGAGAGGGGGTATAACTTCTATATCTATAAATTCTGCTATTTCTCCCCCAGGCTCTTCAAGAGCTACTATAGAAGTAGTAGCCCCACAATATAAGGGGTTACATGAGGATTATTATGTTACGCTGCCTACAGGTGTAAAGATACCTTATTTCTGTCCTATGATGGAAATAAAAATATATATGAAGGGTAGATTTCTTGATTCCTCTGACGGTTACAAAACCAAATACTATCCCGTATTTTGGGGACTAATCACAGATGTTACTGAGAACTATAGTGGTGGTAGTTTTACCTTCTCTATCACATGTTCTGATATGTTGGTATGGTGGAAATGGCAGAAAGTAACTTTGAGACCCTCTTCCTTTAATAGCTTATACGGTGCTCCTTATTTAGAGAAGTTTCCTACGCTATTTAAGAATCTTAATCCATGGGAAATAATATTAGCTTTATTTAGTGGATCGTATTTTATGTCTCCTATCAAGGATAGTACTGGTAAAGTTGTTAGACAAGCCACCTCTAATTTTGTATATCAGAATCTATCTAAGTTTACACAGTTACCCGATTACGGGGGTATTACTCAAGATAATGCAGCCCAATTATTAGGTTCTTTTGCTTTAGATATGACACGTTATTGGGAGCAAAGATTTGGATTTAATTTGGATTTGGGAGACAAAAGTTCACAGCAGGGAGAAAGAATTCCATTAGAAATGTATGGTCTGACTAAGCCTATAGAGTGGGAGAGTCTTGTACCTAGCGTAAGAGATGCTCAGCAAACTTCAGAATATGATTTCTCTGCGAGAGTTAAGGCTAAATTGACCTTAGACTTCAACATGATAGCCAGATGTATGCCTTTTGCCTCATTTGAAAATTGGGGTGATGGGTCAGAATCTTTGGAGATGACTAAGCTTGAAATAGCTAATGAGGTATGTGAGCAAGCACAAATGGAATTTTTTACGGATACTAATGGTAGCTTTATATTTAAGCCGCCTTTCTATAATATGGATGTAGTAAATACTAATCTCCCAACATATGTTATAGACTCTAATGAAGTCATAAATATGAGTACCTCAGTAGATTCTAATAGTATAGTTACGTATCTTGAAGCAACTAGCCCCATGAGACCTACTAATCCAGAAATGGAGATAATCGGATTCCATATAGATTATGATCTTATGAAGAGATTCGGACTGAGGTACCAGACTACTGCATTTAGATATGGAAATAGTGCTAAAACCTTGAGATTGTTAGCTGCTGCTGAAATGGCTAAGATAAACGGAAGGGCTTTCACAGGTAGTGTATCTATACCATTAAGACCTGAAATGAGATTAGGGTATCCGGTGTACATAAGGCATATAGATGCTTATTATTATGTTTCAGGGATAACACATAATATTACATTCGGGACTTCCGCCACTACAGATTTATCTCTTGAATTTAGAAGAGACCGGGTATTTGACCCTGATGGAACAGTCGCTGTTGAAGGGGCTGTAAAACAGTCATTTCCTGGAAATATAGTAAAAGGGTATGTATACCGATTTGATGTGAATACTAATATAAGATCTTTGGACAACATTCCGAAAGATCCTGTTATTGAAGCAGCATCACAATTAAATATTCAGCAACAAAATCAGAATGTGACTAATGGGGACCTCTCAGCCATACAGGATGCTAATTTGGACACTCAAAGGATTAATAATGATATCTTAAAAGATAACCTGCTGAGAGTATCAGATTTAGTAAGTGGTCCTAAAACTACAGGATTCTATAAGGTTTCTAAAGCCAAAATAACTGTTATTCCAGGGCAGAACCCCACAAACGGGTATTTGAATTATGGAACTCCAGACGCAGTGGTGTCCAATGAGTTACTTATGATGACTGATGATACTATTCCGTATACAGATATAAATGGGTACAGGCACATAGGGGCATTCCCATATGGTGCTAATCTTAAGATGTATAAAAGAGGATTAATAGATACTTTGGACCCTATACAAAAGACTGATGCAGAAGTAGATACCTTAATGAGCGCCAGACCTACAAAAGTCTCAACGGAAAACTATTATAGAAATTCAGACGGTGAGACTATATATCAATTTGGATACACTGATGAAACGGTACCGGATAATACTCCTATAGAGAAAGCCGTAGATCTTCAAGATACGTTAACTACAAAAAAACGTGTAAATACTCCAGGCCCAGATAATACAAAGACTACTCCTGATACAAATAATCCATTATTAAATAATAGTAGGGTACCGATAAAGCAAATTAATGATAGTTTAATAAAACAAATGACTACTGCTGCACCAGCGGATCATACTAATGTAAATATTTCTGATATACAAAATAATACTTTTAATGGTATAAAAGTTATTCAGGGAGCAAAGTTAAAGCCAGCACCAGAATTAAGAGTGAGATAATAAAGGATGTAATATGTCTTTTCATACGGAAGCATTAAAACTAACTGGTAGAAGAGTCTCCCCTGGAGAAAAACCCTCTCTTGGTATGCGTGAGAGAGAAGATATGATTTTCCAGGTGGGTACTATTGAACAGGTTAATGTAGAGAAACAAACCCTGATTATTAAGCTGCATGATAATAGAGGAACATCATATAATATACCTATTACACAACCATACTCAGGTGTCGGAAGTTTTATATCTTCTATGCCAGAAGAAGGATCAACAGTAATACTGGCAGTACAGCGCAATCTAGTAGCTCCTATCGCATATATACCTAGGTTTTCAGCAGGATTAGAACCCTCCTATATAAAGAGATGGCCCGACAATATAGATTACTCAGGTAAGAATGATTTCTTCTATAGGCTCAAACCGCTGAGACCTGGAGAAGTCAGTTTAGGCTCATCTGGGGGGACAGAGTTTTTCCTGGGAGATGATGCATATTTAGAAGATGGATTAGGAGATAAGATTTTCATGAGGTCCTCTGACCAATCTATTATATCGACCTCACTTAATAATTATATTTTTTCAAGCGGAGTATGGATAAATGCCGGAACTATACAGAGGAACTCTTTAGGAATATCAAATTTAGGTGAGGGGCACTATGGTAACAAAGAGACCCTAAAAGATGGAAGAGTGGTTTTTAATTTGAGACCCGGAGAAGTAGGATTCTCAGACGACCACTATACCGAGTACACAATTGAAGTAGAAGATCAAGCTAGTGGTGAGATTTCTTTCAATGACGTGAATAATGTTAAAAACACATCAAATAGAAATCCCGTTGCCATTTTCAGTTTGGGAAACTTTGCAGGAAATAATCCTAACAAAAGAAATACATATGGAAAACTTTTAGGAGTAAGTCTATTCAAAGATGGATTCGCCAAAGATGGTAATTTTGATTTAGTTTCTCTCACAGGCGGGAACCCAGAAAAGTATGGAATGGCGATTACTCTTTATAAGCCTCAAACAAGAAACTATGAGAATGGGGCTTTCTTTGGTATAGATAAAGAAGGGCACTTTTATCAATACATTCCAGCAGCATCCGGTGGAGGGTTGGGCGGGGGACGCTCCATGTCAATTCTTGCAAAAGGAAATAAGAAAGAGATATGGGGAAAAGAAGATAATAAGGGAAACTCTTGGGATTTGGTTACTGAAGGCGGAGTGAAGTGGGTATTAGGAAAGCATACGGATAAAGACCGTGACATTCGTGGTAGAAGCTTAGATATAAGGTCTGATGGTATGGCTTATTACAGATACGGTCAAATAGATGATATGCTAAGGGATTTCAAGGATAGTAAGAAAAAAATTGTAGACCTTAACCCATATAAAAAGATAGAAAAAGTTGGAGGTAGCTTAAGAGAGGAAATTACTGGTAGCAGAGAAACTATCATACAGGCTGCTGATAGACTGAAGATAAATGGTATGAAAGAGGTTCAGGTTACAGGGGCCTATGCTTTGAATATTGGTACTAATATGAATGTATCAGTAAGTGACTCTTATTCTTTGAAAGTAGTTAAGCAAGGGCAGGAAGCTTTTGGTAGTAGGATAACAACTATAACAAATGGCAGCAGTGAACTTATTATAGATCCTAAACCAAACCCAGCTAAAGGTGATATAAAAGAAATTATAAAGAGTATAAGTGGTAATAGAAGTTTAACTATACAGAAGAGTGGAAATATAACTGAAGAGATCAAAATACGTGGTAATAGAAGTTTTAAGACTACTACTGGTAATTTTTCAGCTGAAATAAAGACTAAAGGAAATGTATCTCTTAAAACTAAAGCTGGAAAGATTATATTTCAAACTGTAGCAGGAGAAGGACAATTCAAAGCCTCTACAAAGATGCTTCTTCAGGCAAGAGCAGGAGTAATAGTTGAGGGGGCTACTATTAGTTTAAAAGGAGCTGGTGGGTTATCTAGTGGTGTTATTACCAGGAATTCACATAGGGATTATATAACTGGTGCCCCTTTAATAGCTTCAAATACTGTTAAAGCTACTATTTAAAAAGGATAAGGAATATAGTATATTATGCCAGTACAGTCTAACCTTATTTCCTCAGCTATAATGGCACAGTTTGCCATCAATAGATTTACGGGGAAAAATAATAAAGATATAGCTAATGCAATAGGTGGAGCAGTAGCTAAGTATCTTGTTATACCAAATTTAGTTACTTGTACACTAAACGGGTTAATGGGACCTATTGGTCAGATTTCTAGTATAGCAGTAGCAGGCATAGTACCACAGCTTATGGGGTCCTTAATGATCAACAAAGCAACTTCTTTAAGATTCACGGGTACTAAGATGAGGCCCTTCTTTAACTCCATAGCGTTGGGAGTGAGTCAAGCACTTTTAGGTATGATACTCAGTGGTAATGCTGTAGGAATAGCTACAGGGGCTGGTATTGGTAAATTTACAGCAATAAGTGACCAAGTACTATCAAAGCTGATATTAGCAGAGATGGTATCAAGAAGAATGACTGGAAAGAATAACAAAGATTTGGCAAATATATTAGCTTTTGGTATAGCAACTCATTTAAAGTCATCCGCAACTTTTACTGTTATGACAGCTGGGGTAGTAGCTCCGGTACCTCCAGCAGGACCAGTTGCCGTTATAGGTATACCTTCGATGTACACAAAAATTAGTTAGAGAGGATTAAATGGCTGCAGAAGTTTTTAAACTGAACACATTAGATGTGTCTGAGACAGAAGTAAGAGGTACTCGTGTTGGGCTAAAAAATATGCCCTCTACTTTTACATTTGACACAAACGCTACCTATGACGCACATCTTACAGGGGCTAATTATCTTATTCAGGCATCTATAGGAGCCAACAATCTTAAAGGATATGCTGACTTCATAAAGAATAGCAAAGTAGTGCAGAATGTCACGGGTATCAACCCATCCCAGGTGGTTTATGGTGATGTCATTCGCAATGACGAAACAATGGACTTTTATACTGTCACAGGTATGGAAGGTACCGATATCCTTTTGACTCAAAGTTACGCGGGGGCTACTACAGGGGCATCATGTACTCTTAGGAAAAAGAAATTAGGAAGTGTACAGTTTGAACAGGTAAAGAGCTTCAATGATGAAGGGAAGTTCTACTACAATAAAAACGATCAGGTCTGGGCAATTACGGGAATACAACCTGAAGGACCTTACACAGCTTTTTATACAGGAATGCAGACATTCCCCGGAGATCAGCTTGTTTTTACTCCGCTACCTTCTGCTACTCCTTCGGCCTCTGATATCTCTTCAGTTGAGAGTATTTATAAGCCTCTTGTGGAGAACGCAGAGAACTCTGTAACTGACCTTTCTCTTAGTCCTATACCTTTCCCACACTCAAGTTTGAAGGTCTTTATAGGGCCTACAGGAAGTACGATAAAGAAGGTAGAAGGAGAAGACTACGTAGTCAACTATGGTCAACAGCCTGAATATAAGTTCCCGTTCCCACCTTTTCAGGACAGAAAAGTTGCGTATCTAAAGTTCTTGGACAAACTTGATAAGGAAGTACAGGTAAAAGGGATAGACTCCACATTTACGGGATTCTTCAATGTAGTTAAAAGAAAAGTAATACCACAGTCCCAAGATTTTCTAACACCTATTCAGAATATTATACCTAATTCAGAAACCATACAAGTAAATAAAGAGGATAAGAATAGAAATTATAACTATACGATAGACTACCCAAGTGGGTTATGTGCTTTCATAAATCACAATAATTCAGAAGTCCTTATAGATAGTGTAACTTATCAAAAAAATATTATATGGGATGGGGTAAGCATATTAAAAGGGGTTGGAGAGAAAAATGTACAAAATATGAGTAAACTTGTTATACCACCTGTTTCAGGGTTAGAAGGTATAACTGGTTTAATGTACTTCGAGGATACAGATGATAATGCTCTAACAAGAGGGTCAGACTACATACTTGAATACAGTTCTGGAGCAATAAGTATAGAAACAGAAATGAAAGAGAATGAAGCAGTTCTTGTTTCTTATTTCGTTGAGGGATTGGATGAAGAATCTGAGGATCTTCCTATTGTTGATATAAAGACTAAAAAATTCCCTGTAATGCCTAATACCATTACTTTAACAAAAAGATGGAGAAATGCTATTACCGGAGAAGCAGGCTCCACAGTAATGACTGAAGGTACAGATTATGAAGTATTCTACCTAACAGGAAAAATAAGTATTCTTACTTTTGTTCCTAATGAAGAGATCCTGACTCTTTCAATTACATACACACCTCTGTCTCAAATTAACTGCATACTACAGCCCATTCCTGGAAGTAATACTTCCTATAAGATGACCTTAATAGATGATTCCATGAAAACAATGGACGCTCTTAATATGGTATATCAGATACAGAACCCGATGATTTCTGTGCCTGTAGTAGACCCTTTCAAAGCCTCTGATGACCCTACGAGGACAACATACCAATCAGACCCTGAGACATTTTTATCAGTGAAAATACTCGGGCAGCCTGGATTTGGATTTAAGAACTATACAGACGAACAACTTTATGCCTTAGGGATAGATAATTTAATAGCATTAGGATTATCAGAAGCTATAGGAATATCAGAAGACCAGGTACGATCTTTAGGGATAACAGGAGTTGTAAATCTTGGGTTTGATAATAGTACTGTTGGTTTAGATATAACAAAGTACAAGTATGATTCTAAGACAAAGCTATTGACTATCAAACCAGAGTACAATATAAATAGCGTCCCAGACGCTAATGATACTATTGTTTCGTCCTATAGTTTTGAAGGGGATAGTTTACCGTATGCCCCTGTAGAGTATTCTTTCCCGGTATTCTCAGCAGGGACCAACTATTTTGTTATAGAAGGATTTGATAGGACTGATGTTTTATATCCAGAGATGGTAGTAAGGATAGATAACTTTGATCCTGAGAATACATATTTCTTCAAGATAAAGTCAGTCTCTTTTGATGGGGATAATACACATATAGAATTGTATGCTGACTTCCCTGATGATATCAGGAATCCCTCTTTCAGTTTGTTTGATGATTTTATGAACTGGGAAGATATGCCCGAAGGCACTACAATAGATAAGACGACAATGCCTAAGTCATCCTCAATACGTTTAAAGGGAAATACTTTAGCTCTTCTTACCTCGCTTAGACCAGATAGCTTACTTTTATTGGATAACAAATATGTCTACACAGTACTTTCTGCTTCAGCTAATGAAGTAGATAAAACAGTCGCAGTAAATATTTTTCCAGCGCTACAAACTACGCCTCATGGTGTCGTACAGATATCAAGGACCCCCGTATATGAAGAATCTGAGGTAAACATTGTTTCCAAATTCCCTATCCTAACTGATCCAGCAGAGCCTGCTTTCCAGATATCCTATGCAGCTCCTATGAATCATGAGGGAACAGGGTCTATAATAATTGACAAACAAAGCATAATCATAACAGAGAATGTAGATGGTAAGTTAAATCCTAATGCTTATGTATATAAGTTTTCAGACTATACAACAATTAAGGATATTATTACAGCAATACGAAGTACAGACTCAACATTCCATACCTTAGATAGTACTATACCAACGTACAGACCTTTCACTATTTCTTCTGCCCTAAATACCGAAGACTACTATCTTTCTTTAGGTGACTATAGTGCAGATCTTATTATACCATTTGATGAAGGAATAATAGTTGACCTTCCTTATACCGTGACTATTATACCTGAGCTTTATAAGTGGAGTCTATTAGAAGTTTTTAAGAATAGTCCTTCTTTTACTATTAAGGCTACAGATAAGACTTCTATGTTCACTAATGGCAATCTTATGGCTTTCCAGAATAGAGTATCTGGTACAACTTCTTATTATGAAGTTAGTGGGAGTACTGGGATATCAGGAACCACAGCAACAGATACCCAGGTAACTCTGAAAGATACAATAAGAGAGAACATAGTTAATCCTAACGCTTATAAGTTTGATAATGCAGTTTGGGTAACAGCGCCAGTCGCAATATCTTTAATCAACTATGATACTTCTGAGATAACTTTTGTAGGAGACGTAGTAAAGTACTTTAGACCGGGAACTATGGTAAAATTTGATAGTAGGTATATATATGCTGTTGTTAGCGTAGAGTTTAATATTAATACTACAGTGGTCTTAGAAGCAACACTTAATAAGAATGTGAAGATACAGAACTCATCTAATTATGTACAGGTTACAGCATACAATATTTTACTTGGTCAAAAACCTACGGAACCTTTCTTTTCTATAACTTATACTGCTCCTCCAGGACGCACGGGAGAAGGGCATATAAAGATAGATGAAGATAAAGTTACTCTTATAGAGATACTGGACGGAGGAACAAGGAAAGAAGTAGAGTTTAAGTTCAGTGATTTTACAGATATCTATGATTTGACACTGAATATGGATACCTATGAGGATTTCAATGTATCAGGATTTACTCCTTTCACAGCGGATGCCTCAGCATATCAGGAAGAACTGGAACAAGGTAAGTTTGTTAAGTATGCTCTTCCTAAGACAGGCGGAGAGGTTACTATACCATATACGATACTTGTTGCTGAGAAAACCTTTGATATTGGCTACACAAGACCAGTAGGACATAATTCTTCTGCTTCAATAAAGTTCTTCTCTGATAGATTAGAAATTACTGAAACAGATCCCACTCCTATACCAGCAGTTAAGACGACTACAATTAATTATGTTAATAAATCGGTATATGACATCACAGATGAAATAGAAAACATAGACTCTGTAGTTACAGGAAATAAGCCTTTTGCAGTAGTTTTAGGGACAACAGGTGAGCAGCTTGGATTAGGATTGTTTGGATATTTTGCTATAGCAGGAAATGTAGATGGGCCTATTGGAGATTTCTACTCAGTTAAAACTACTGGGGCTATTATAGGATGGAACCTTCTGGGACCTTTGAATATACGCAGATTAGTCCCGGAGATAGATTACATCATAGAGGGTGGTTCAATTACACTTACCGATTCAGTTCTTAGGGGAGATAGGCTCAAGTTAAGTTATATGGGTTTAGACGCTCTTCCTGATGTAGCTGGAAAAGATGTAACCTGCAGCTGTAGATTTATTTCTTCATTGCCAAAAGGTTACAGTGTATTCGTTTACATGGACTACATTAATCAGGATCAGTTTTATCTTCAGACGCTTACACAAAGAGACTTCTTGGAGATAGTCACAGTCCCACAAGTTCAGCAGATTATGGGAAATAAGGCTACTGGAGGAGGTCAAGGTTCTGATACAGCTGGGGACGATAATGTAAGGGTATATGAGGGTGGAACTATAAATCTTAAGTACCTCTTAAGGGACGAAGAGATTAAGAAAGACTTATATATTAAACTATGGGACTGGTATAAGCATAGACTTAGAAACTTCACATCTGAAGAGCAAGTTATTCTTGGGTTCAAATTTGGGCATAGTACCGCAGTAGGTAAATCTGGTAGTACATTTAGTCTTACGGATGATAGTGTTGAAAAATTAACCGTGGCTCCTGATGTTGTAGTGGATAACCCCGATTATACCCTTACAAGATTAGAAGACTTTAATCAGATAAAAAGGCAGTTTAGTAAGTATTTTCCAATGGATTATGATGATTCTGCCCCTCTATTTTATGATAGATTTGGTACTGAGTATCAGTCCTATAATGAGTGCTACATCTATAACATCAAATATACATTTGAGGATGGGAGACCAGCTATTATAGAGGGTAGAGTAAAGTCTGTTAATCCCTATTGGACTAAGGGGTTAGATTATACGATTTTAAGTCAGGAGAGTGAAACTCCAGTATCAGGATATACTAAAGCTATAAGCAGTGATGATAAGGTTTTTAAACCATCAGGGTTGTATGATTTCCTAAAGAGGATAGATGTAGGAGATCAGGTAAAACCTGATGAGTCAGAGGATTATTATGACATAGGGAGAATACTTACCGGAACAGATACTTCTACAACTGAAGGTGGGACATATGAGGTACTAGTTTTAAAAGACGGTCAGTATTTTAAAGAAGAAGGAATAAAGACAGTTACTATGAAGGTATTATCTGGAGGGGATTATAAGAATCCTGCGGATGTGAAGTGGGAAAAGAAGATAAAAAGGCTTTCCGCAGATAAGACCCAAACAAAAACTTTCACCGAATATGAAGCAGCATTATCGGGTGAAGGATACAACATAAATGTAAATAGAAAAACAGTACCATTTTTTCCATGCTATGATGACAACTTTAGTCTTGGTGCAAAAATTGTAGGTGGGAAGATAACTGGGCAGAGGACAGACACAGACAGAATTAAAAAGTTCAGTTTATATGACCTGCTGAAGATATTATTTTTACCCTACCCAGTGCCAACACCAGCAGAAAATATAAGAATGACTTACGGTACATATAACGAGGATACGTTAAAGTATGATCCGATAGAAACGATACCTATAAATATTGCTGATTTAAGTTTCTTTGATCAAAGAAAAGTATCCTCTATAAGAGACGGTATATATAATAATACAGATGATGCAAGAAAAGATACAGATGAGATAGTAGGACTAAAGAAGTATTTCTATATATCATTTGAAAAGATTTATACTCCAAATACTAAGAAAGGGTACATAGAAGGATTTGTTCTTAGGGCAAAAGACAGAAATCTTTGGTTTCAGTTCTCAGTAGATGATGGAGAAGATGTCGCAGAAGATTATGGATTTACTGGTACTCCTATATTTCAGAACTTCTATATGCCAGACAATATGTACAGATATCTTCTTAGAGAGAAACAAGGTTGGGAGATAGAAGAGGACATAATTAGGGATGAATTTGATATCCAGGACAAAATAGCCAGGGCTTATCAAGATGGTATACTTAATGGTCCGTATAGCACTTTCAAAGAAAAGTCATCTGGAGCAAATGATGGATTCCTACCATCTGTTTCAAATTTGCTGTCTGGGCGTATACCTACGTATGCTCCACATTTGGATTTCCTTATAAGTGATGAGGGTCCTTTAGCAAAAACTATATCTGAGGGTCCGAACGCCTCAGAAGCTATAGGTAAATCCTATTATGAGGCTGTTACAGCAAAGAGTAAATATACGAACTTTAGAAATGAGCAGGATTTAGCTATCACTACAAATGCAAATAATTTATCTACATGGACTAATGACTATGTAAGATGGGTACTTAGTTTAAAAGAGGGCACTCAATTTCAGAAGGATGCGAGAGATAGTATAAGAGAAAATTCTGGAGTATTGACCATAGGTTTCAAGGAACTTCCTGGAATTAGCCTTAAATTTAATTCTAATCATCCTACCTATACGGTGACTAATCCTTTGTACGGGGTATACTTTGTAGCTGCAGTGAGTGACCACGCATTAGTTATTAATGCTATATTCAAATCTAAGGCTAATCCTAATGTAAATAGTCCTAAGAGTGGAACCAAAGTATTTAAGTTGTCTGAATATACTACTCTTCAAACGCTTTCTGATGCTGTTAATCAATTCTATTTGGATGATGGCCAGGACCTTATAAGCTGTACCACTGTGTTTGAGTTCCATCCTTACGGCAGCTACCCCACTGTAATTTTTTCTGATAAGGAATCAAAAATAGTAATTGGAAAGAGGCTATTGGATACTGCGGGACCCGTCAATGACGTGCCGACAGTCGCAATACCAGATACTGGAGCTACTCTATTAGTGTGTAATGTAGATGACCATAGAGGTGTTGATCCAAGAGTATTATTTTTGGATAAAAAAGTGGACGACTATTTAAGATTAGATGTTACAGGAGGAATTAATGTAAAGGTATTCCCAAGATATGTAAGTAATAATAACGAAAACAAAAAAATCCTGGATGAGTTAGAATTACCTGTATCAGGACATTGGGCGGTATCTCCTACAGATTTTCCCTCAAACTATTTTCAAGTTCTGACTGTAGGGCCTGCTAAGGCTACCTGGTCTATGTCCTATAAATTTGTAGATACAGATGTTAATGGACAAGTTAGAGATTATAGTACACCACAGAGTGAGATAGATTTATATAGAAGCACACCAATGTCTCAAGAAAAATATAATGAGATGATTAATAGGGGATTAGATAGCCCTAAAGTATTTATACTAAAAGAATTGGTGCTTACTAAGATAGGTTCTACTACAATTTCTTTTCATTATAATCTAAGACAGTATGATACTATCTATTCATTAGCCACAGCGATAGACTCTACCAGACAAATTACTGAGGAATTTAATATAAGAGATAGTAGTACATATACTATTAAAACTAAAAATGAAAATATTAGTAAAAGCTATGGAACAGAGATACAGGTTGTAGCAAAAGTTACTAATATAAGTAAAGAACAAGACTATGATATTAGCACATATACTATATCAGCTGATGGTAAGGAAATAATGTTGGATGCCACAAATTCTACTAATAGTTCAATAGGAATGAGTGACTCAGATATTATTAAAGTTCAGTATGCATACTTATCTCTTTCAAGGAGTGCTGGTGGAGATAAGATTTTTAAGGTAACTAACCCAGATTTGAGTTCTTCTATAACAGATCAGGGCCAGATGAAAAGCTATGAGATTAAATCAGAGTATAAGGCACAAGCACTACCTTATGAGGCAGAGATATTGGTTCCTACTTATGACCCGATAACAGGATTACAAGACGGAACTACGACAGAATACAAAGGAAATATTACTATAGGATGGACGTTACAAAGTGAAGATTTAAAGCCGGGTCAATCAGCCACATTTGAGATGGCTGAGAAAAGATATAGCGAATTAACAACATATAGATTCATCCCAAATAGTCCTGCGGATTCAAGAGCTGATTTACTCTCAAATCGAAGAGTTGATACCTTGGCTTTTGATTTGTACTCTTGGGATAATAACGCCTATTATCAAGTAGTATACAGAGTGCGTGAAGGTAAAATAGTAGAGAATAACATTATACTAACGAGTGATTATGTTAATTGTACTATTCCTTTGATAGAAGGAGAACTTCTATATGATACATCAGGTAGGGGTAATGGATTAATAAATAGGATTAATAGTAATCCTGCATGCAATAAATACTTTTTTGCCCATTTAAAATTTAACAGGAGTAACGATGGATTATTTGAGTACACTTATCTTCCAGAGACAGCAATAACCAGAGTGGTAAAAGCAAATTTGGATACTTTATACTTAGGGATAGATGATGTAATCACTATAGATTCTTTAGGTAAAAACTTCACTTATCAGGTAGTACCTATAGCGACACCGCCTTTAGATACGTCTATAGTGAATGAAGCAAGTACCCTTCTTCTGGATGCTGATGTAAAAACTCTAAGATTGGGTGTTAGTAGCTCTTATAATAGCGTTACCTCGGAAACCTATAATTTGGATAGCACAGGTTCTTTATTAACTTTATCTGCGAACTATAGCTATAATTATAACTTTACTCAGACTTTTGTACTTTCATCATATACCCTTGATACTTTAACAAGTACCTTGAATGCCTTAGACATTCCTCACTATCTTGGTAATCCAGTATTTAGTGCTGTAAAGAATCCTGCAGTTTCGGGTGCTCTATCAGCTGCAGTATTAAACTCCGCAGTAGGAAATATTCTCAGAAGGGAAGCATTTCCTAATGACTGTATCTCAATAACTCCAGGACCCTCAGGAACAGGATTCTTTATATCTAATGGTAGTTATTCGATACAAGGTGGAGTTTTAACTGTACAAATTACTATTACATATACAGGAACTTATACACCACCCTCATTTGACCTTACGGACTCTTTGTATGATACGGTGCAAGAGCTAAGCGATGCTATTGTTCTTTTAAAGCCTTTTGTGGACTTCCCTGCATTATTCATATCACAGGTACTTAATAGCGGCTCTACAGCATCTGCTGAATTATTAGATTCTGAGGGGACTCAAAGTATAGGGACTGACAGTAATCTGTACACGCATAAAACCATAAGCTATGGGTTGAACGGGTCTTTCTCTAATTTGATGACTAATATAAATAGTGATACAGACACTACAGGGTTTTCAGCCACGGCTGTGGAGGGGTATAAGAGATATCCTTGTAAGTATCTGGTACCTGGAGAGGCTATCATAGTTCCAGGACAGACTATTATGTTACAGGGTGACTTTAGAGTATACCCAGCAATATATTTACTTAATATGGATACCCCAGGAACTATAAGTATCTCGGGGTCTGGGTTACCAAAAGTTATTACGGCTACAAAGCTTAATAAAACGTATACAGATAGTCTTAGTACAAGGAACTTAGTAGATTTAGTAGCTACTATCAAAGGAGACATAAATACGCATCTTCTTGGAGTAACAGTGTTACCTATAGGTGTAGAAGGAACAACATATGGGCTACTAAATAATATAGCTATAAATATGAGTCTTAACTCCCCGGAATCAACTGTTTCAACTACAAACAGAAGCGGGGCACATATTTATTTCGGATTTTTGGGAGATATTAGGTTCTATCAAATATCAGATTATAATTTGAATTCACAGTTACAGTACATCAAGCGCAGATTGGCTAAGCCTTGGACAGATGAGAATGGAGTTGTAATTCCAGATTTCTACAATCGAGATGACTTCTCAGAATTTGAGTTTGGTATTAGTACCGACCAATTCCTTAATTACTTAAAAATTGGTAGGTTTCAGCAGATTGGAAATAGCATACAGAATGAAGCTATAATAAACAATAAATATCTTTGGATATTTTTAAAGTTCCATAAGGAGTTCGGATGCGACCAGCTAGTAGAGGTGTACCAGAAACAGATAAAATCGAACAGTCGGGATGCAAACTTACTGGGAGCAGTGGGGTAAAAGCTCAATGGAAAATGATTGAGCCTACAAAGCGTGATGCTCCTATATTGAAAGAGCTATTTGAGCCTGTTATGGTAGCACTAGGTAAAGTAATAGAGGAAGAGAAAAAGAAGTATAAAGAATATTTAAAGAGGTAGATATGTCTGTTAGATTTGTACCAAGTAGAAAATCATTATATGTAGTACCTAAGATAGATAAGTCTATTGGTAGTCCGACTACTGTAGATATTAATGATATTAATATTCCAGATTCATTAAATGATTCTAATAATATATTGAATAAATCTGGCGGAAGATACGATTGGAAAGATTTCACTTTAGGTATAGATGTATCTAAGTATAAGGATTTTGTAGATGGTGCTAATAAATTTTTGACTTTTATGGACAATGTTGTTACAAAGCCACTTACTATAGCAGTAAGGCTTTTAAGATTAGTATCAAGTGACATAAAATCAGTTAATAGATTATTAGGGGTAGTTATAAGAGTTCTAGTTAAGAAGATACAACAGTTCATAGAATCATTAGCTTCCTTCCCTATTGCAGCTACAGTAATAATACCAGACGTAGATAAAAGGGTATATAACTTTGAGAACCCACTTAATTATGGTTTTGATGAGCTAAAAGCGAGAGTGACTTCAGCATGCTTAGATATAAATGATCCTTATGCTCCTAAGTTTGGTCCAGAGTCAAAAGTAGGAGGGCTTGTTATAGCTGGGATGGCGGGTCAGAATGATCCTGATAATTTTTCTAATATGCTTGAGAATTTTGAAATATTAGCTAGTCTTTTTGGTATAAGTAATCCCATGCCCTCTCGTCCTACTAATGTTATGGCAACTCCAAGTTTAAGTAAGAAGAAAGAATGGCTGGAGGATCATCCTCCAATAATTACTATATCTTGGAACCACCCTGGGACTAATGGTATCCATGGATTTTGGGTATATAGATGCAAAATATACGATGGAGTAAATAAATCTATTACTGTTAATGGGGCGGACCAAAATATATTGATTTATGAAGATTCAGATTTTGAGCCTGTGTATATAAAGTCTTTAATAGGAAGACCTAAATATAGTTTGGAGGATAAAAACGTAATAGAAGGAACAAAATACTTTTACATAGTTTATAGCGTACCTAGTAAAAACTGGTTTACAAAGAAGCCTATATATGAGGATATAAGGAGTCCTATAGCATCTAATAGAGTAACAGCTACGCCAGTTAAGTGCATTCCTATCTCTGAGCTTCAGAAGTATATGATTTTGGATCAGGATGGTAATACAGTAGATCCAGAGAGCATAAAAACTCAATGGCTATCACTAAGTATTAGATCCCTGTTAGGGCCATCTTTTGGTTTTATTTTTGATCGGATGAATTCTTTTTCAGAGTCTCTTATTGGGTTTACGACAACCAGCAGTGACGCTGCTACAAATTTTGTGGATTTTTATGCCAATAAGATACAAGGGTATCTTTCAATAGTAACATCTATAAAGAACATTATTAATATACTACTTTCTTATAGATTAAAGGGTACTATCATGTACCTGACCTTGGACTTCGAGCAGGGCGGAACTGAAGGATTTGTTAAGAGGTTCAACGAAGCTACCATGGACCCCGAGGCAGTAGATGTGAGGGGGGTATATTTTGGAATTGTGATAGTAGCTGGTTTTCCAGTTATAAATAAAGACACGGCAAAACTATATTTTCCAAAAAATGAGGCTGATGAGTATGAAAGGGAGCTTAAGAACTCAATGAGTGCTTGGAACTTTTTCCAAGAGACTTTAATAGGTGGGGGCAAATAATGTTTAGGCCAGATGACTCTGACGTAAGAGTAACCGATAGAAAAGATGACGTTGTTACTTTTTATGATCTTTTGGAACTTAGTGCTACTTCAGGTGATGCTTGTAATAAGATAAAAAACTCACTTAAGATAAAACAGAAACAATTGCAATCTCAGATTACTAAGCTATTGCAACAAAGAGCAAGATTCATATTAGGTAAGGATATACTAACTAAAACTGGTAATCCTGAAGATACGGCACCCGTTGATCAAAGAAATGAATTTTCAGATAAGGACCCTGAGTCTCAACAGACACGCCAGGATAATATAAAGTCATATGGTGTAAATCCCACTGACCAACAAAAGGCCAAAGCTGAAAATGAGATACGAGAAGTCATCCCTTTTGAAAAAACTTTGAGAGACTATGACTATCTTATAGCAAGACTGAAGTTAGAGGAACAGAGGCTATCCACACTGGTAAGAAAGTATGAGGTTCAGTATAAGAACTGGTCAAATAACGTTATACAAAAAAATTCAGAGTATAACCAATACCAATTGATATTGGATGAGTATAATACACTTATTGATGCCTTAATAGATCTTATAGATATAGTACATGATATACCTAATGACCTTAGTACTACAGATGCTATGACAGACTTTATAAAAAAGTTGAATCAAAGAACTTTTAGATATAATACAAAGAGAAAAGCTGTAATAGAGATAGCTACAGATACCTTAGATGTACCTAATTTTCCAGGAGTAAATACAGTTACTGACTTAATAGCCTACTTACAATTCAAAGTAGGGGAAAATTTAATACAGCTATTTGTTAAAGTAGAGAATAAAAAAATAGTTTTAGATACTTTAGGAAAGTATAAGGATACGCTTATAGAAGAAAAACTGTCTATTATAGATAGACAGTCTAAAGCATTATCTGGTGGTGAGGCTATAGATAATGAGAAAGTTAAAAGACTTAAGAATAAGATAAGTAATCATATATCTTCAGAGGCTTTGAATAATATTATTGCTAAAGATTATACCCCTGTCTTTCTTAGTGACAAGATAAAGAAGCTAAGAGAAGTTAGAAATGCTAAGTTGAAACAGTTTGCGGAAGCTTTAAAGATTGCAGACGGAGACTGGACTAAGTTGGCTGCAAATATACAAAAGGATTTTAGTTTCCTCATTAAGAAGATGGTTACTTTGGATAAGAATTTTGTTAATGCCCAGAATATACTATATGGGGCTGCTAATAAGTCTTTAGAGCAATTTTGGAGAGACAAAATACGTAAAAAGTATGGAGGAAGCATTCCTTTCTGTGATGAGACTGCGGTAGCATCAGGTACTACGACTACCTTCATAAAGAAGGCTGATGTTGTCTATGTTAATGGGGTAGCTATGGATAAAAGAGTTATTCAGGCACAAAAAGCTAGGGACCAACTACTTATAGATGACCCAGAGCTTAGAGTCTAATAATCTCCTAATTATTGAGGCTTTATATGTCTATCGATTTAAAAATACAGAATAAGTGTGACCATAAGATAAACTGGGATACAGGTGTCTTAAGCTTGGATGCTAAGAGAATAGACGTTACATATCCAATAGCTTCTAAAGCATCCGTAGCTCTTAAGGTTAATTTTATATTAGTAGATAAGAGTGCCTATAGTGTACAGGAAGATACAACAGACCTTACACTACAAAAAATGTCATATTTATCCTTGAGGCAGAAGATAAAAATTTTTAATCCTATTATAGAGGTAAGCTATACAACTTTTACTAATTCTTGCCCAAAGTGTGAAGGAGCCCGATACTTGGATGATCTTACATATACTTCTGGAGGAGACTTACTAACTACGCGAGATGAGTTTCTTCTTATACAAAACGTTGAAAAGTATATAGTTACAAGGTTAGGGAGTAATAAGTATCAGACATGGATGGGTACTGGACTACAAGATATGATAGGTATGAAGATTTTAGACGGTCAATTACTTACTACTAAGATAACTGAAGAAATAAATACGACAATAGATAAACTGAAGGACATGCAGAAGCAGCTGGTGGCTACTGGTCGTCCAGTTTCATCGGGAGAATTATTTGGACAGCTTCTTTCCGTTGATGTTCAACAGGATCAAACAGACCCTACTACTTTGCAGGTTGTAGTTAGTTTTACAGCTCAAAGTGGAAAAAAGTTAGAATATACTCAACTTCTTGAGTTGAGTCAACTTAGACAAAGGATAGCTAGTTAATGACAGTAGCATCCCCTATAATACTGTATCCTATAACTTCTTGGACATCTCCAGGTACGAGTAGTATATACTATACCTCTAATCTTGTACAGGATATTTCAGGGACTATTCCTTTTGACCCCGAGGCATTAGAAGACAATGCTTTTTTTACCGTAGAGTTTAGGTACCTGCTTACAAGAGACGGAGTTACAGACCCCTATTCTAATTGGACTACAACAGGTATTACAGTAGGAACAACATATATTAATGTAACTGAGATTCCGTGGTATCTAAGTACAGACGGAATAGTTGAGTTTTTAAATGGGGATAGTATACTTTTTGAGTTTAAAACAGTAAAGAGAATAAGTGTTAATCAGGGCCCAGGATATTTTATAGAGGAAAGTACTACTTCCTCTGTTACTGCAAGTTTAGTTAGGGATACCTCCATAACTTCAAGTATAGGTATACCTACTGGGGTAAAGATAAAAAGAGCTAAGGATACTATAAAAGTAATGGTTCCAGTTGATGCCATTACTCCTAATTCAAACAGTGATATAGTAGGTGTGAACTTCTATGTAAGTCTTACCCCTGGTGGTGGGTCTAACGGTTATGTCCAAATGAATGAAACCTACGTTACTGAGATAGATGATATTGAAACAGAAACAGTAGCTATAGCAGATACCTCGATTACGGATACCACAGGGGATATTACAGTTCAGACTATAAAAACAAGGCAGGTAGATAACGAATATCTCACTTTTTCCCTTACCTCAGTGGTACTTACAAGACTGGTAACAGAGGGAAAGATATCTAATGTATTTCTTTCTGATGGCGCGACTCTTAATCAAGATATCATTTATTATTTTGCAGCTACAGCAGTAGCTTTTGATAGGTCTTTGAATCAAGTGATTGAGAGTAGCTTCTCTGTTGAGTTAGAGGGTGGATTTTTAAATCTGACTTCTCAATTTAGAGACTTACCTGGAAGGTCTCGTTCTGATGTTCTTTTTTCCATATCAAAGACATTAATGAGCGATAATAATGTAATTAATGTTATAGGTGGATCTGTAGTAAGGGATACTATAGATCCTGTATCTAATGAGTTTGAAAGATATTACGTAATTCAAGATTTTGCGTTTAAGATACTATCTTTAGATGCTTTACTAACTTTTGATGACAGTGACGGAGATGGGGTCAGTGACCCTATGAGTTATAATATAGGTAAGAAGAGATTAGCGGACGCTTTAAATATAAAGGATGGAGCCACTCTTCAGGTATTAATAGATGATCAGTTTGATAAGAAGGCATCTGATTATAATATAATAAGAAATGAAGCAACTAAATCTCGTGGAAAAGTCACATTTTATGTTAATAGCGCTCCTACTACCAGTATCATAATATCGAGTGGGACAATAGTTACTTATCCAGGAGATTCTTCCCAAGGAATAAATTCTGTAAATTTCTCAGTCATAGGCACCAGAATAATCGATGCTTCAAACCCTGAGTACTATTTCAATACTATAAAAAATAGGTATGAAATAGTAGCAGATATAGAGGCTCCCTTAGCAGGATTTGGCGGAAATGTTCCAGCTAATTCAATAACTGTAGTTACTGGCCTACCATCTACAGTTCAGGTAGTAAATGAAGATCCTACCGATTTTGGAGAGAATAGAGAAAACAATACCAAATTAGTAGAGAGATGCAAACTTGGTATAGCATCTGTAGATAGAGGGACTGAGGCAGGGTATGCAAGAGTCGCTATGGACATACCAGGAGTAGAACAGGTAAGGACTGAAGTAGCGGGCGACGGTCTCATGGTAAGAGATTTTGATGCTGATTCCAATAAACATATTGGTGGTAAAGTAGACCTATATATAAAAGGAAGTCGTGTATTACAGTATGCAGACCAGGTGGCTTTCAAGTTTGAGCATCCAACTGATGTCTATGGGAAACAGACGGGAGAGCAGTTCTTTGTAACTAGCGCCTCTGATTTTAGAGTAATAACAAAAAATCCAAAAGTAACATCTACAACACCGATTGTTATTGTTAATAGGGTAAGAAATATAACAAGAGGAAAAGATTACAGCCTTACTAATTATAGTATCATAGGAGATGGTGATACTATACTGTTATCCCCTAATCAGACAAATTTAGTGATAGGTATGGCTACATTGGATGTTATAGAGGTAGACTATACTTATATAAGTTCTAATGTTCTTGTTTTGCAACATCAGCCTGTATTAGATATCGTTTCTGTCTATAGGTCAGATGGGTCACAGGTTCCACAGGACCAATACAGGCTTGTAGAGTTAGAAGATCCTCTTTTAACAGGGGAGTCGTCATTGTCAAGTTATGGGATAGAATTCTTATTTCAAGATAATGAAAGAGTTTTTGGACAGACTGATATTGAATTTAGGACGGTAACTGGGGAACTCCATGATATGATACTTAATCTTCCCGCTCAACTGAATCTAAAGGGAGTGGACCTTTCATCTATAGTAGTTAAGAATTCCGAGGATTTGACTATTATATATAAAAACAACATAGATTATACTATCACAGTAGGCAGTGAGGTGGATAGCACCTACGTTAATCTACTTCAGTTTAGTAAAATAAGATCTGGAGCCAGGGTCTCAGTAGATTATCAAGCTAATGAAAATTTCTTGGTAACTTACACAGCAAATAGTCTTATTTCACAGGTTCAGACTTCCGTAGATAGTATGAAGCATGCGACAGCTGATGTTCTTGTTAAGCAGGCTATAGGAAATAAAATAGACTTAAGTATGGTCGTTGTAAAGTCAGGGAGTGTTGATCAAAGATTTATCGAATCGGATAGAACTATAATGAAGTCTCGTATCCAGACATCTATATCTAATTATCTTGATAAACTTAAGATGGGAGAGACTTTTACTCAATCGGCTCTTGTTGATGTCGTAAGGAAAGTGCCTGGGGTAAAAAGTGTTCAACTACCTCTACAGAGAATGATGAAGAGAAATGGCTCTTTCATTCCATTAGATGATCTCGGAAATCTTACTTTTGAAGTGTACCAGAGAACAAGTAGTAGTGGAGTCACATCATACAGGACTCTTAACAGTGCTCTTACATACAGCACAACTGAAAACGGTGGGGAATCTAATCTTTTCAGAGCTATATATGAAGATAATATAACTCTTCTTCTTATGACTAACCCGAATGATGTAGCTAAAGGGCCAGGAAGAGCCTATATACAGGCTGATGGGAAGATCGTTGTAAGCACAAAAGATGGAGCCCCTCCGCAGACTAAGAATTACAAAGCAGCATACTATGTCTTATATCCAGCTGATGAGATATTGTCCCATGATATAACAACAAGTGAGATAGAGTATTTGTTAGTAGATTCTGTAAGTTTGAAGGACATAGATATAGTAGAGGATTCAGCGGTCAAAAAAGGATTATAAAGATGGCTAAGAATTTAGGAAATGAAGTATTTAGTGTATATGATGGCCTTGGTTATGCCTATGATAAAGTATTTTTTCAGAAGGGTAAACCCCCTCTTTCCTCCGAACTGAATGAAGCACAGCAGCAATTGGAGCTTCTTACTCAGAAGAGTACGGCACATATGCCCTCTGGGTGGCTTAGTTACAGGCCCTTCTTCACTGATAAATCTTTAGAGAACTACTTCTATACTCAGGACCCTGAGGGTTCCAAACCTGAGGTAGCTTTGGTAAATGGATGGCCTATCTATGTAACCAATACAGGAACATCTTTGCCACACGTTAATGCTATTAATCTATCTGATTTTGAGCTTCGCTCTGGAAGTAGAGTAGATGGAGTTTTCTTAGAAGTTTGGAGATCTTTGCTTTCTCCGGGAACAAGTGAATCCAAACCTCAGAATCTTCGTAAAGTTAGTAACCTTAATACAGTTTATATGTTTAATGACCAGATTGGTTGGGCGCTTGGGGATAACGGTGTTATACTTAAAACTATAGATGGTGGTAATAATTGGGTATCAAAAGAAACTCCTGTTGCAGTAACTTTCAATAAAGTTAAATTCCATGATGCTTACTTAGGATATGCTGTTGGTAACAACGGGTATATAATTAAGACGGTCAATGGTGGAGAAAGTTGGACAGTGATTACTACTAACATAACTAATGTTCTTAATGACTTATATATCATAGATGATACAACAGTATGTGTTGTAGGTGATAGCGGTACAGTTCTGCTTACTATTGATGGTACAAATTTTGAACTTATTGAGCAGACTAGTGGTATTTCTACAAACTTCAATGGTGTCTTTTTCTTTGATACAGCAGTAGGGTGGGTAGTAGGAGATACTGGCACTTTACTTATTACAAATGATGGTGGAAATTCTTGGACATCTCAAACTATAATCGATGCATCGAATAGCCTGCAGGTAATAGAGGATTTAACCTCTGTAGCATTTTTTAATCTGAATGACGGTTTAGTCATTGGTAGAAATGGCATTATATTAAAGACTACAGATGGGGGAAGATCTTGGTCAAATATGACCAATAATATATGGACGGGTACTGAGTATGCATCTCTTACGACTTTATATCCAACAAAAGAAAATACATTATATAGTATTTTTATTCAAAAAGAATTTCCTCTTGATTTCTCTGTAACAATATATCCTAATTCAAGGAGTTTCTTCTCTTCAGCCTCCTATAAAATATCACCAACTAACTACCCTAACGCTTTAGTCCTTGAGTGGGTAGGAGTTCAAGATAGAAGGAGCTATATAGAAGTCCTTAATTTGGATAACTATGCTAATGCAGAAGAGCTTAGAGATGCTATCAACGCTGTTACTAGCCCTTATCTTGCCTCAGATGCTGCGCTGCCTGATGCATCGAGGCAGAAAATTAGAGTTTTCCAATCTGTTGTTGATTTTGCCCCTATCAATAAGCCTTCTGAGCTTAGACCTTCTTCTGGTGTTATTCCTAATCGAACAACTACAGATATTAGTTTTTCTATTCAAGATAGAGCATGGGTTTGTGGGTCTAATGGATTACTTATCACTACAGAAAATAGCGGTGCTAAATGGAGAGTACTTAGCGCGGGTACGGGAGTAGACCTATACGATTTGTTTTTTGTTAATGAGGCTTTAGGATGGGTAGTAGGATATGAGGGAACAATCATAAAATATGATCCTAATAATATAGATAATCAATACGAAGAACAGGATTCAGATTTAGAAGTAAGGACTAAAGGAAGAATTTATCCTGAAGGTAATATACAGTCTGAAGCTACAGACTATTTAGAAGATAATATGATAGACCCTAATGTAGGAGTAGAGACAACAAAAAGGGTTCAAATACAGTATAGAATACGAGTAGTAGATGGTATTGATCCTTTCAATTTCCCAGAAGCAGGATTAGGGGCGCAGTACGTTTATAGTATGGGTCCTAATACTGGAATAACTGATGCTGGAAGTTACACTTTCGAAAATATGGGGAGTAGTAATGGAGACTACGGATTGTGGAGATCTCGTTGCAGAAATACTCATGATGGGTACAGCTGGGCTATTCCTATGTTCTTTGTATCAAGAAGGAATTCTTCACCATTCAATATTGAGTCTAACATAAATGGTTCTACATATTATGAATTAAATGCTATTAGACCTGACGGGCTAACATATACTGAAATTGTTAGTGATGATATAGTAGATATACGTAGAAAGATTGTAGTAAATACTATGAGTGGTATTCTTGAGAAGAATTTAGATCTTCTTCTTCAGAATCAGCTTAAAACAAAGATAGATAATAAAGATAACAGGGGAACTCAATTTAGTACTTCTATCCTCTCAGTAGATACTTATACTGGTATCGGAGATATAACTAATCTGGCTACTGGTGCTGTATCTTCTACGGCAGTGATACGAGATGATATCAAAACTGTGAATTCTAATATCACCCCTGTTGAGACTGAGCTAACATTTGGCCCTAGAGAAAAAGCATTGTATATCAATGAGACGGCACTATATAGCGCCTTTATTATAAGAGACTCTGCGGTAACAAGTGAACGTGTTCAAGGAACCTGGGAAGGATTGGGAACAGATTCTGTCGTCTTTACTCTTACTGGAAATAATCCAACAGGAGATAATATACAGTATCAGATAACTGCAACCTACCTTGATTTTTCAGGGGTTGGATTATCCAGAATACCTGTTCAGCCTTTGGGGATGAAATATATCCCAGACGACACAAATAGCTCATTGTTCTACAGAGGAATAAATGTATTTAATAACGACGAGGTTATAGAATATCTTGATGAGAGAGTATCTGGGTATAAGGACTACACTATTCTTTATTCAGCAAAGACTATACAGAATACTGTTGATATGCAGAATCTATATAAGGATATAGGAAATCTACCTGAGAATGATATAGAGTTTAAGAGGTCGTTAAGGAAATTTCATGGTCAACAATTCAGAGGCTCCCTTGTTGAATACCATTACTTCTTCCAGGCAATTGAACCGACAAGTGTTATTAGAGTGCCGAAGAATCTTAGCGGATATGGGGTTTTTTCAGTCAAAAGTGTTTCAAGTATAAACGGTTCTGTATATAAGATTTCTAAAGATTTCAGGACTTGGAGTTCTTTAAGAGATAGGGAACTTACTGATTCTGGGGTCGATAAGACCTACATATTGATTTATCTCGATGAAGCTTTTGTGGTGCCCTCAAATACTATTGTGGAAGTAGTTATGGAAGTTACAACAACTTCTGACGCTACCACCGCTAATGATTTGGGTCTTCCTTTAAATCATAAGGGAGAGAACCAGCAGGCATTGAGAGCGCCTTATATGGTCAATTTTAATGTTAGCTCAAAGGGTATAGAAGGTTTTTACAAGTCTGTTCTGTTCCCTGTATTGTTGACTACTGACGATCAGAGGGAGTTTACTATTGATCTAAGGAATGCTAGCTCCGCTTTCCCGGAACTACTGAATGGTCTTATTCTTGGTATAAGCTCTTTTTCAACAAGTGAGAAGCAGTATGAGATGTTTGCTTGGTATCCTGAAATTTCTATAATACCGGATGAGACAGTATATACAGTACTTCCTATCCTTTCAATAAGTCCTACGGATGATGAACCTGATATAACAGGTATGGGAACGGTGGCGGCTAAGTTTAGAATAGATCCTAGAGTGACAACCCATTCTGGGACTATCTATGTACCATTATTAGTCAAACAGATAACTTTTGAGAATTTGACTCAAACAACTACAACTAATATCTTATATAGATATCGCCCATATCAGACTCTCAATTCATTGCCAGACAGTTTGGATGTTGAAATTATGAAATGTTCTGAGTTTTTATATATCTCTAACCTTGGAACCGGAGCAACACCGGATATTAAAGGTGAGCCATATGAAAGTCCTATAGATAACATTCCGGTTAATGATCCAGATTTCTTGAGTGAAAATATGTTTACCAACGTGGATGATTTAGATTTTAGCAACTTCAGTATAGATTCAGGGTTTGTAAAACTACCTGCAATAATAGGTAGAACAGTAGGGTCCTCCCTTACATTATCTCAACCTAACAATGTTGGAGATAAACTTGGGAGGGCCTACTATGCAGCTTGTAGCGAAGAGTTCAGAATACAAGCTGAGCATATGTCTGTTGCTAATCCAAGAAAAGTTTTCATTCCTATGCTTGCCAGAATAAGGTCTGATATAATTTCTCCTTTTGTAAGAGGGGAGTTAGTTCTCCTTATATTCTCAAAGGTATACAGAGCAAGAACTGAAAATCAGGTTGGATTCTTCGAGGATGATGATATAGAGTATCAACCTGGGTATACAGAAACAGCTGAGACATCTGTAGGTATTTATAGATTACAGAATAAGCCTATAGTTAGGATGTAATTTAGATGGAACTAAAGACAAATAAATCAAATACTATATCTATAGTAAAAGGTATAGATGGTACTACAAATTATGTAGTTAATCTTGGCACCGTACTTTATAATAATACTTTTGTATCATTAAATAATCTTATCATTCCTATAAGCTCACAACAGTTTTTTGATTTGCCTAAAGATGCTAATAAATATGCTGTAGTGAATGTATATTATAAGATAGAAACAGGTAAGTTTATTTTTGATAATGTAGGAATATTTAGCACATCTGTTACTTCTATATCACATAAGGTAATACAAAACCACATCCCGATAGCTCAGTTTATTCTTTATAATAGGAATAGGGCTACCGAAGTAATATCTTTGAACGAATACTCACAGATGGCTACTTTTACGATTAGTGATGAACTGATAAAAGGAACAACGGGTGCTAAAGGAGATTTAGGTAGTACTGGAGTATTAGGTAATACAGGAATATTAGGTAATACAGGACACGTAGGATATACTGGTCAGAATGGGTTACAGGGAGATACAGGTTTAGGATTAACAGGTTTCTACGGTATACAGGGTTCAACTGGATGGTACCCAGATAAAGATTTACAGTTATACCTTAAGTTTAAAAATGATGATGAAACTTTAGTAGACTATTCTATATATGAAAGAGACCTACAGTGGGATATAGGTATTACTGGGGCTTCTTTTTATACTTTAGAATCAGGTATCGTCGATGGCTGTTTTTCTGTACAATACCAAGGAGCGCCATCAAGATTTAAGAGAAATACGTATCTAGGGCTTACAGGTACAGGGATAGTAGCAGCATGGATAAAAATAAGTGTTAAACCAATATCAAATTTTACGTATACTATAAATAGTACAAATCCTTTGAAGGTTAGGTTTCTGGATAGTAGCACGTACTACCCAGAGGAGTGGATGTGGGATTTTGGAGATACTTACAAAAGTGCTACAAGAAATACAGAGCATACTTTCAGTAGCTCCGGGACATATAGAGTAAGTTTAACAACAACGAATTCAGTCGGTTCAGATACTTTTTCACAATACATAACAGTTTAATATTATGACTATTACAGCAAATCTAACAGCGGACATAACATTAGGTAGAGCACCTTTGGTGGTTACTTTTACAAATACCTCTGTAGGAGCCATCACTAGTACAGTTTATGATTTTGGGGATGGTGCTTCTACTGATTATGAGACGACATCAGCAGTGCATGTATATACGGAACCAGGAATATATACTGTTAAATTAATAGTAAAAAATGACATAGAAGAAGACGTAAAAATACTAGATAGTTATATAGTAGTTGAAGAAAAAGTAGAAGAGCCAGATTTTGTTATATTACTATCAGAAAATTCGGATACTAATGAGTACTGGAAATTTTATGTAGATTTAGATAAACATTTAATATTTGAGACGCATGAATATGTATGGAGGTCTGTAGACCCAATCATATATATTCATAGATGGACATTTGTTATGTTTAATAAATCCGAAGAAAAGATGTATATTAGCTCTGCCCGTAGCAAATTAAAGATAGTACCCTCTACTAAAAGCGTAAATACAACTCCAATTATTCCATCCTCAAAAAAAATCTATGTAGTCCCAAACAGCACTATGAAGATCGATGAATTGCAGGTTTGGAGCAAGGACGTAGATTTTTCTAACTATACTCAATCGCTTAGAGGCATAGCAGGAAGATTAGATGACTTAGACTCCATAGCTTGAGTTAATATCGTTATATAGCTACGCAGTGGAATGGTGGTCACTATGAACCTAAGAATCCACGGAATAAGTTTATTATCTATTAATATTTTCCCCTTATCGATAGGACCTATTTTTATCTCTCAAAGGCTTTTGCATGGCTCTTGATGCTTCTTTAACTATTGATAAGTATATTGGTAGCCTACCGTTAACTGTACAATTTACGGGTATTGCTTTATTGGGGACACCTACCTCTTGGGCATGGGATTTCGGGGATGGGATAACAAGTTCAGAACAAAGTCCATCTCATACCTATACAAGTGTTGGGTCACATACATTAAAGCTTAATGTAACAGATGGAACAGACACAGTTAACCTGATATATGAGAGAGTTATTACGGTTATGAAGATTGATTTTGATGCTTATCCAAAAAAGGGTAGAGTACCGTTAAATGTTAAGTTCACAGATAAAAGTATAATCTCTACACCTTATGAACTTGTAAGTAGAGAGTGGAACTTTGGAGATGGTACTGCTTTTTCTGTTTTGGGATCTCCTGTACATACATATGTTGATCCAGGGGCATACTCTGTATATTTTACAGCTAGGGTAAGAAGGACTTAAAGATGGCAATTATATATGTAAGTAATCTGGCTACAGGTGCAAATAATGGTACATCTTGGGTTAATGCCTATAGTAGCCTTAGTAGCGCTCTTAGTGCCGCATTTTCTAATGATGAGATTTGGTTAAAGGATAATGGTGATGCTCATCCTTATACAGGTACTTATGTAGTAAATGAAAGTAATCTGAAAATATATGGTGGATTTGCAGGCACCGAAACTGCTTTAACTCAGCGTGATGTTCTTACCCATCCTGCTCGTTTTATACAAAATTATTCTGGAATTTTTCAGTTCTCCGCATCGGGGACAACATATGATGGTCTTCTTTTTGACCTATATGGCTCAATATCTTCCTACGTATCTAGTGGTGGAGCGATAACAGGTGGAACTGTAACTATTAGAAACTGTATTTTCTTAAACTGCGTAGCAGCTGATGCAGGTGGAGCTTTAGTTATTGGTTCAGGTAGTACAGTAGAGAACTGCTACTTTAATAGTTGTTCTATATCCCCCGCTTGGGGGGGACCTGGAGGAGCTATATACGCTACTAGTGCAAGCCCCTTAGTTAGAACGACTATAAGAAACTGCGCTTTCTTTAGTAACAGTAGTACAACTTTAGGCGGTGCTGTATACTGCGAGGATAATACTCTTGTAAAAAACTGTTTATTTGTAGGAAACTTCTCTAGTACTACATCAGGATCGGGTGGTGGGCTATTTTATAGTATAAAAGTTCCAGGGGCGGGTTATGGCGAGTCCATAGTAAATAATACTTTTTATGCTAACGCCGCAGCCTATGGAGGTGGATTATTTATAGATGGTATAAGTGGTAACTCTATAGATTTAGTTAACAATATATTATGGAATAATAATACCCCTCCTGCTGGTTCATGGCATGAAGCTGTAATACTAATACCTGTTAATTTGCTATATAATGACATAAGGAGTAGGTTAGATTCCTTATATTTTTATGCTCCTACAGTAACTACAGAGACTAGTACCTTATACGCTGACCCTTTATTTTTAGATGCTGCTGAAGGAAGATTTGAACTTACTATACCATCTCCTTGTAGAGGCACAGGAAAAGGTTTACTCGATAGGGGAGCTATTAGTAATGTTATGGATTTTTCTGGTAGCCCTACATCAGGTAATGTTCCTCTTTCAGTAGCTTTTAGCGACCTAAGTTATTCTCAGGGGATACTAAGAAATACGTCAGAGTGGAGTTTTGGGGATTCAACAACTCTTCTAAATACAGCCAATCCTACGCATGAGTATAGTTCCGCAGGAACGTATAGTGTAGGATTTTGCGGGACCTTTGTTGGATTTTGTGGAGTTAATTATGGCCCTATATATAATATTGCTGCCCCTACGTATGATGTACTTAATGTTAAGACTAACTATATAACTGCAATAGCAGTAATACCACCTGTAGCTGCTATATCTCCTTCTTCAGTACCTACAGGCAATATGCCTTATACTATGACTTTTAATGATGTATCAACAGGAATTATTACTTCCCGTAGTTGGAGCGATGGAAGAGGGAATACTGGGACAGGATCTTCTTTTACAGTTACTTCCACGGAAAATGTAAGTTTTCCAGTTACTCTGACAGTCAGTAACTCAGGAGGAAGCTCAAGCGCTACAGTACAAGTTAATATAAGACCTGTTGCTTCTTTTTCTAAATCAGCAACTACTATTATTGAAGGTGAGTCCGTAACATTTGATGCTAGTAGCTCATATACTAATATATCAAGTTACATATGGGATTTTGGGGATGGTAGTCCAGTACAATCTGTATCAAATCCTACTATATCACACCAGTATGTATTGCCTGGGTATTGGTATGTAACACTAACTGTACGTTTTAATGGTATAGATAGTCATACAGTAGGATCATATGTAGATGTATCGTATTCCCCACCTCCACCAGGAGTCCCAGTTGTAAGTATAAGTTTTAACCCTACAACAGGTTACCCTAATACAACTAGCTTTAACCTATCTGGTAGTGCAACTTATGCAGGGCCTATAAATAGTTGGGAGTGGGATTTTGGAGATGGTACCCCACATGACTTAACGCAAAATACTACTCATACTTTTTCTAATAATAGAAATTATAATGTAGTTCTTTATGCGACTCATCTATGTGGGGATGTAGAAAGGACGGGAAGCTTAACAAAGATCCTTCCTGTAAAGCCTAAAGCATATTTTACCCCAGTCTCTACAACAACTATAACAGCAGGAGATTCAGTAACTTTTAATGGTACCGGGTCTGGGGTTACCGTAACTAACTGGACATGGAATTTTAATGATGGGCCGACACAAACGGGCTCGATTGTTTCACATACATTCAGTTCCGCAGGAACGTATAGTGTTACCCTTGTTGCTACGGGAATAGATGGATTAACAGATTCACTCACTCGCACAAATCTAATTGTTGTTAATCCAGCTCCTCCTCCTCCTCCTGATGCTCCTGTAGCGGATTTTACATATAATCCATCAAGTGGAACAGTTCCTCTTACAGTTAGCTTTACTGATAACTCTTCAGGGGGGACTATATCTTCACGAGATTGGGATTTTGGAGATGGCTCCTCACATTCTCCTGCTACAAACCCTACGCATGTATATACACTTAATAAGCAACATACTGTACGATATACCGTAACAGGGCCTGGAGGTAGTAGCTATAAAGAAAGAGTAGTATCTGTAAGACCTTTAGCTTCTTTTTATGCTAGTTCTACATCTGCACTAACAGGAGAACTTATATCTTTTAATGGGCTAGGTTCTACAGTAACGATAACTAATTGGGATTGGACTTTTGGAGATAGTACTTTTGGTACTGGTTCTACTATAGCAAAGTCATATGCAACAGCAGGAACATATAGCGTTACATTAAGAGTAACAGGTACAGATGGCTTAATAGATAGTCAGCAACAAATAAATTTAATTACTGTATATAATAATGTAACAGCAAATTTTACGTTTACGCCACCAACTGGAAAGAATCCATTAGACGTAACCTTCACGGATACCTCTACAGGGAGTCCTACTTCTTGGGCGTGGGATTTTGGTAATGGGGACACGGCTTCGACACAGGGGCCTCATACTATTACATATTTAACTAATAACGTATATACTATTACTCTTACTGTTACAGGTCCTGGGCCTAGTAATACTAGTACTAAAACAGCTACGATATCGATAAAACCAAAAGCTAACTTTATATTTACCCCCACGTCTGGGCCGTTACCTTTGGCTGTGGCTTTTACTGATGCTTCGTCTACTAATATCTCGACGTGGGATTGGGATTTTGGGGATAGCTTAGGTACCAGTAATCTGCAGAATCCAACCTATCAGTATACTGAAGTAGGGGAAAGGAATATTAGGCTTACAGTTACAGGGCCTGGAGGTAGTGATACCATAACTCTTGGTCCCATAATAATAGAATTTCCAGGAGATGCTTATTATGTTGATTTGAATATAAATACCTCTGGAGGAATAGGTACCGCAAGTGACCCGCTTAATTATACAGAGTTTGTTAGTGCTACAGATGACACTTTACCTTATAAAATAAGAGGGGCAAGGCTTCTTACTGAAACCGACCCCTACTATGTAGATAAGATAGGATTTACTTTAGATGCCTGGGATTATAGTTTATACGGTCCCTGGAGAATAAAGGCATCTGATCCTTCTCAGTCTACATTTGTTCTTAATATAAGTGATTGTTCAAATTTGATTCTTGAGACAGAGTTTGTAAATGAAGATGGTACAGCAGGGTTAGAGTTAGGTGTTCATGGGGTAGTCAAAACTACTAGCATAAGAGTAAAGGATAAATGTATTCTCACAATGATTGGGGATGCTACTTTTAATGGATCAAATATAATTGCAGGCCCGAGTAACTTAATATTAAATTATGATATTGGGTATAAATCAGAATTTAATAATTGTTTCATGGATGTAAAAGATATAGGAGTAACAGGTTCATTAAGTGAATCTCAATTCTCTATACAGCATAGTGTCTGTAATCATGGCGGAAAGAATAGATTTGGTTCGGAAGTAGAAGGAATAGCCTCTTATACTGGAGTACAATTCGGGTATGATAACCCGGAACCATGGCCCGCTTGGGATGCTGGTGTAACAGGCGGTGGTTTAACAGGGTTTAACCCTGATCCTACAAAGTGGGCAAAGTGGTCCATTTGGGGAAAGAGAATTGTTATTGGTTCTGAAGATTTCTCTTCTATTCCATCAGGCCCTTTTAATGAAACTAGACTTGGAATAGGAGACTTCTATTTTGATGCCCAGCCGGAAGAGACTGTTTCAATTTCTAAGGAAGCTTTTATAAATGTTCTGGATAGGGGACTCAAGACTAGTACAAAATTTGTAGGTATTGGATGGATAAAAAATCCGTTAGTAGCAGAAGGTCATGTATTGTATCCTATGGTAGTTTCTGATCCATATGGAGATGTCTTAGATACAAATGCTTCTTTCAGGTTAGAGATAAAAAAAGAAGGAACAGATTTCAGGTTACAATTCTCTGGTTCTAAATCTAAGTTAATAGCTAAGACTATAGATATAAAACTTGATGATAAGCAGTGGCATTTTATTAGTTATATTTGTTTAGATGATGACGGGCATATGATGTATTATGTAGATGGGGAAAGATTAGAAGCGGAAGATGGGTTAGATGATGAAGGTTTAGAGTTCTCCATAGCAAGAACAAAAGCAGTAAGAATAGGCGGTGGAAATGTATATTGCCCGTATCTTTATGAAACTAATACTGGAATTAATCTGTATAATTGGAGAGTTGGTATAGGATTTACTATTCATCAACAATGGATTAAAGATTTAATGAGTATAGACAGATCAGACTTGGAGATATAAAATGGCTATATATGTTGATATAAATTCTACCTATACAGGTTCTAATCATTCAGGATCTACATCTGACCCATGGTCTTGGACACAGTGGCTATCAGCTACTAAAAATACTATTTATTATTTTAGGGGCATGAGAAGTACAAGTTCATCTATATCTTATGGTACTAGCTCATATACTATAGATGCTTGGGATTTGAAGTTATATGGGCCGTGGAAATTAACTGTTAATGATGCAAATTCAATAAATGCTAAATACATTAATGGGTACCTATCAGTCTCTAGTACTACTGATTTTAAGTTTTCTGAACTAACAAATTCTTTTATTGTTGTTCCTACCGCTGCCTTAGTAAATATAGCAGGTAGCGGGACTATAGCAAAATCTACTTTTAAGTGTGGTACTATTACCTGTTTAGGTACTACATCAATTACTGACTCTATAATTAATGCCTCAATAACGTTACCCTCTGGAAATGTATTAAACGTATCTGATACAGTGACCGATAAGTCAGGACCCTCAACTTTTGTAATAGGTTCAGGAACTATAACTCTTACTGACATTATATATAATTGGTCCCCACCAGCGTATCCTACGTACTCTGACCCTGAGTTATCTAATTTTAATCTTTATGACGGCTATGGCGTAGGGTACCCATTAATATGGACGTATATATTACCTTATAAAAAATATGTATTTTTGAGTTCTACGTACACTTCAGCAGGGCATGCAGGGACAATCTCAGATCCCTGGTCTTTTGTAGATTTTAGTTCGGGTATAAGAGATAATGGGGTGTACTATCTTAAGGGTCAGTATACCATAACATCTAATTTTACGAGTACAAAAACATTTAGTATGCGAGCTTGGGATGTAGGTCAGTACGGACCCTGGAGGATAAGAGGTTCCGCAAACTCTTTCTCTGCTATAAATGTATCTTTATACGATGGTTACCTTGAGGGGACAAATGTTAGTTACTTAAATGCTACACGAATGTATATTTACACATCATCTGGTGTAGGAACTAATACAATTAGTAGCTCAGGTACCGTATCTCAGACAACATTAGTACATAAACAGGACCTGACTATTTCTATTGGCACTGTTACTATGAGTAATGTTGTTTTTTGGGGAATAGATACTGGCGATAATATCTCTGTATCACTAGGGGCCACTTTAAATATAGATACTTGTTATACAAATAAAACAAATAGAACAAGTTTATTTACTATATCAGGTACCGTTAATGATACAAATATAACATATAGTCAAGTCTTTTCTTCACTGCCTTTATGGACATCTACAGACCTAAGAGACTTTAATTTGAATAGCTTAGGTTCGGGGGTAGCATCAGAAAATAACTGGGCAAGCGGAAATAATTTTTACATTAGTTTAGAGGAGACCTCCACCGGAAATTCTGGAACTTACGGGGATCAGCGTATTGGATGGACTGAGCTACTAACTAAGCTTGGTACTACTCTGACAGCCGGAACAATATTTTACTGTAGAGGCAGTAGGACGCTATCAGCTAACCTTAGTTATACTGCGAGTGCTATATCTTTTAAGGCTTGGGATAAATCATCTTATGGTCCATGGAGAATAAAGACTAGTACCTATACTTTGAATATCCCTTATATAAGTCTTTATGGCGGCCTCATAGATACAACAAGCAGTAGTAGTGCTACTATGTCTTCTCTTAGTGGGTGCTATATAATAGGAGGAGCTGGAGATATACCTATACTAAAAGGTTATGCTGCTACTTCTATAACTCTGATTGATAGGACAACATTTGTTTTAACAGGAAAGCTACAAATAGACCAACCTCCTTTGGTAGCTAGAACATACACCTTTACTAAATGTATAATGTATACTTCTGGAGGTGCGACATTCCTTGACTCAGACTCTGGGAATACGGTAAATATCACAGATTGTATTACTAATAAATCGAACTTAGCTAATTTCACTAATTATACTCCAGCTGTTAATGCTACTAATCTGACCTATGGGTGGACTCCTCCTGTATCGTTACCTGCATGGAATGCCACTGATTTGTACTCCTATAAACTTGTAGGGACTTCTGATGCATCCGATTATGGATGTCAAGAATTTCCTACTATATTATATGCGGATATTGCAGTAACAAATGATTTATCAGAATATAATGGTGAAGACTTTAATAATCCCGCATCTTTTCGTACAGTATACAGCCTACTATCAACAATAGCACGGTCTTATATTTATTTAAAAGGAGCTAGAGATATAACTAGCGAGGTAGATTATGATGTCAATAATTTATCTTATCCTAATGCTAGTACCACAGTATTAGCATGGGATAAAAGTTTATATGGCCCGTGGCAAATAAGGTCAGAAAGTATATCTAATAAAGGAATAAATTTAGTAGATGGTATAATGTACTCTATAAATAATATATCTATATATGGGGTACATGAACAGTCTACTGATAGTATAAGTTATAAAGGTACGTTTTTTAATGCGGGATCGGCAGTTATAGTAGGTTCCGGGAGAAAAAATATAAAAGGCTGTAGTCTTATATCAAGTACAGTATCTACATCTTTTATAGAGGATGTACCAGATGATGTTCCCTATAATACATACATAAATGATAACTTTAATGACGGGGCCGCTAATAGTTGGTGGGATTCCGAATTTAGAACAGGTCCCGATGCTTTTGAGATAGAGCAGTTTCCTCCGGGATCAGGTAACTACGTAGCAGTACAAAATAGTGATGACGACATAAGGCTCACCCCTGATGGAGTAAGCCTTACTGGTGACTTTGAATTAGAGATGGAAATAATTTTTGGAGCTACCCAAACAGGTAATGTGTCAGAGCATCTGATGATTTTTAATGCCGGAACAAATGCTGAAATATTAGATTATTATTGGTCTGGCGGTTATCTACATTTTCACGGAAGTTCTGTATACCTACCAGCATCTCCCTACGGTAGCATCTTTATAAAATTGGTAAGAATAGGCTCAAGCATCTATGCTTATTATTCTGATATTAATAGTACAAATAGCTGGACACTACACCCTGGAAGCGCCATAACTTATAGCGGCTCTTACTATGTTGGGATAAATGGAGCTGATAATAACGGTATAGGAGAGTTTAACTTTTCAACAGAGGGTAGTGTACCTGGGGATACGCATAGTTTTCCATACGGCAGTGTAGATGGTGACTCTTATTTAGAAAACACAGTAATTGATACCTCCGCTGTAAGTATAGGGTCTTGGGAGTATGCTACTATAGATATTACCTCTTCTCTGTTCTCAACTTCTCAGTGGGTTGGGACAGGGATAACATATAGTGGAACTAATCAATATTCCTGGACAAAAGCAACATCTTGGCCTCTATGGGATGAGGAAGAAGTAAATAATAGAGATATATATGGTTATGGGCAGTGGAGCAGCAATATAACTATTTCAGGTGATTCCTCATTATGGGTTTCTTATTCTGAGGGCTTATGGGGGGAACCTCGTTTGGGAGTAGGGGCTTTTTATTTTAGCTCTTTATTAGATTTCTCAGGTGACCCCTTATTAGGGTACTTCTCTCCAGGAGGTGCTGATAGGGTGCAGTTTACTATAATAGATGATGCAGGAGCTACTAGCTGGAGATGGGATTTTGGAGATGGGACAAGTATCTTAATAACAGACCCTTTACTAAAAAATGTAGCACATGATTACACTGCTGAGGGAGTCTATACTGTATCTCTAACGCTTAATGAAAATGCCTCATTAAGGGTAACTAAATATGGGTATATAGTATGTCTTAGAATTCTTGACCTTTCTGTAATAAGTAATCCTTTATTCTACTATGGTAATGTACCAGGAACTGGAGTAACTTTCCAATTTGGAGTGACTAATCCTACAAGGACATTAGATAATACTGTAGTTGCAGGGTATAACGGATTTCATTGGGACTTTGGAGATAGCTCTACACAGGAAGGTGTTACAGGACCTTTTCATAATTACAATACTTATAATACTTTTCAAGTTGCTCTTACTCTAAGAGATATAGGTATTTCTGGTATAGATTCTACTAAGCAGACAACTACATTTTTAAGAAATGTATCTATATTTAATTTATTGATACAAGTAACTCCTAATCTTGGTTTATTACCTCTTCCAGTTACTTTCACGGTAACTTCTGCTCCTGGATCATATGAGCCTGTAACCTGGAGATGGTTATTTAGAGATTCTTCTGAGTCTAATACTAAGAATACATCACACACCTATACTACCGCAGGAGTATATGATGTGGTTTTGATAACTGATGAAGGGTTACCTACTCAGCAGATATTTAGTTCTGATCCTTTATATCCTGGAGTAACTCAAGTAGTATCTAATATGCGGGTAGTAGCATCTGGACTAAACGCTGATTTTGAAGTAATACCATCACATGGCTATATTCCATTTACAGGGTCATTTAATGGCTCTCTATCACAAGGATCTATTACGGGATGGGAATGGATATTTGATGATGGGTCTTCACATTTATTTGGAGTAACGGCTCCAGTCCATGTTTATGGTACAGCGGACACTTATAGCCCTAGTTTAACTGTTTATGATATTTATGGTCTTATAAGTACTAAAACAAAAACTTTAGATATTTTACCTAGTCTAGATATAAATATCTCTTTTGATACTACTTATGTCCCCAATAATGTTACATTTACACCCGTCAATGATGACTATGCTGAGACGTGGGACTGGGAGCTGATACACACAGATAGCATATTAGGGGAATTAATAATAGATAGGAAGAATGCTGTTACTTCCTTGGATAAAGTCTTTGTGACAGGCTTAGCGGCTCCAACAAGCTACAAAATAAGACTTACTATAACTGATGATCTTAGTAATGTATACATAGTAAATAAAACATTTAGTGTTCCAGAGCACATAGCTATAGTAACAACTCCTACCCCTGCAACAGGTAAGAATCCACTTACTGTAGACTTCTCAACTACAGGAGCTGTATATAGTACGGTGACTACCTGGGAGTGGGATTTTACTGGAGATGGTATTTATGAAGCGACTACTGAAACAGCAAGTTATACCTATCTTATAGATGCTGTTTACTTAGCTTTTCTGCATCTTACCTGGAGACTTCAGGATATAGATGTGCCAGGAAAATCAGCGACAGTATCTTTGGATAAATATGTAGGAGTTCATGTTGTTCCAAATCTTTTATCAGTAAGTATAGAAGCTACCCCAGTTATAGGACAGAAAGACTTAGATGTGAACTTTGTCGGAATAGCTAATAATCCTATAGTCTCCTGGAATTGGGAATTAGAGGGGGTTGGGAATATAGGCTCAACTCAAGAGGTAAATTATACGTTTACAGAAATAGGGAGTTACATTGTAACCCTTACAGTTTCTGATTCTTTCGGGAATGGGCCTTTATCTACAAATGTCACAATAACAGTTTTATCAGGGGTTTCTACCCCAGATATAGCTCCTGGAGATGATACTTTTTTATCTCTGGGTGGTTCAGGGAATATTGTAACTCATGAAGGTAAGGGAGTAACATTAAGGATACCTATATATGAAACCAATCCAACACCTTTCGGGTTTACAAGAAGTTACGGGCCAACCATAATATTTGATTAGGATTAAGTATGATAAGACCAAAAATAACAGTAATAGATGCTAAATCTACCCCATTAATTGCTGATAGTACAGTAAGAATAAGGGCTGCATCATTTGTCTATGAAAATAATTGGGTAAATTTTGAGGGCACCTTATTCAATGTTACTGACTATATATCAAGTGTAGTAGTATCCCCAAGGACTAGGTTCTTCATTAATAGGAATTATGCAGTTTATCTTGTCGTAGGTTTAACTAAAGATGGAGAAATTACAGTATTAGAGGGGCCTCAAGTAGATATTACAAAACAAACTGTGATACCTGCTCCAGATACGTTCAATATTATCCCTTTGGTAGGCATCACCCTGATACAGGATGGAACGACCGATATGATTAACGGGTTTAAACCGTTAAAAGATACCAACGTAACTTTCTTCTCTGGGACTGGAAATGTAATTGATAAAAATAAACTTGGAGACCCTGGAATTGATAGCAATGATTTCGGGCACACAGGAGTTCAGGGGTTGACTGGAAGTGAAGGTACTAACGGCATTACGGGGTATGCAGGAGTAACGGGGCATAAAGGAAGAATGATTCCTGGAGATGTAGGTGACACAGGACTAAATGGTATGACAGGTATAAATTGGGCTATACATATCCCATTTAAGCTATTCTTTTAACTAATAATCTAATAATAAAACAAGGCATATTATGGGTTTAAGTACAAGAAAAGAAGGGGACTTTACTACAATTACTAAAGACGCGACTGTTTATGGGGATAATATAGTCTTCATAAGAGGCGGCTCCGTAATAATTAATGATACATGGGTTCACTTTAATGACATTACTATTGATATAAAAAAAGCTATAGATGACTATATAAAAAGTAGTCCGAGACTATTTAATGCCAGAAAAGGTATCATATATATACTTATATGCATGACAGAATCAAGTTCTATAGTATTAGTTCCAAGTATTTCTTTTTTACAGACTACCTCAGGAGAGATAAGGTCTTTTCCAGATCTTTCAGGAAAACTTCCTCTTCTTATGGTAAAATTGATTCAGGATGGGTCTTTCGGTTTAACCGGGTACAATCCCATTACAAAAAATGATATACAGATATATGATGGTTATGGTAATTTTACGTTAAAAGGAGATCTTGGGGATACTGGTGCTAAAGGAGATACTGGAGCTTTAGGGATAACAGGGGTACAGGGGCTAACAGGTCATGGGGGTATAACAGGAAATCCTGGGATAACAGGGATAGATGGTATCTCAGTTAAAGGTGTAACAGGGCATGTTGGTAATGCTGGAGATCGCATCCCGTGGTTTACTCCTGATCGTGTAGCCTTACCGATAGTAGACTTTATAGGTGCTCCTACTGGTGGAAATATAACATATACAGTTGCATTTACTGATTTGTCTACTGGGAATCCTACAGAGTGGTTTTGGGATTTTGGAGATGGAGAATCGTCAACTGAACAAAATCCTGTTCACGAATACTATTTTCCAGATGTTTTAGATAATCCTATATTACATGATGTATATCTTAGAGTAGAGAATGAAGCTGGTTACGGAGAAGAGTTAAAGTTTGATTACATAGTTATAGCTTAAAATAAACAGGTATTATGAAAACTATATCTAATCTGAGCGAAACTGAAAAGCTAGGTAAGAGACGCTTTAAAAGTGGTATCGAGTTTGAGAAGCAGGTAAGAGACCTTACTGCTACTATACAAACTCGACTATTAAGTGTTTTGCCCAGTAATTATCCTAAGAATAATAGTACAAATTTAGGATTGATGTATAAGGCTATTGCTCATGAATTGGCGCTGCTTCAAACGTCTTTGTCTGATATAATTGAAGACCAATATCATACTACAACCAGAATAGAATACATATATCAAATCCTTGGGGATCTTCTTTTTCTTGGTTCGAAGTCCATCAACGAAAATCTTGCAGACACAGAATATAGAGACTTCTTAATAAAGGTAAGAAATGCCTATTTTGTAGGAAGCTCAAAAGATAACATAGAATCTTCTGTTTCGGACATACTTGGATTACCTGTTACCCTAAAAGAGTTATATCTTGAGTTAAGAAATCCAGAGACTTCCTATACATTAAAAGATACTAACAAGATGTTTTTTGACATCTTGATGGACTCGGTAACAGCCTCATCTAACATTGGTAATATGCTGGAAGATATAAGATTTTTTATCAATCTTATAAAGCCTGCTCATACCCTATATGATACAAGACTAATCTATACAGAATCTTTCGAAAATAATGATGGGGCCTGTGAACCAGTGTATGATGATATTGAGATAACGGAAGATATATATGATACGGATAGAATGTATGTTATCACCTATCTTACTACAAAAATATCTCAACTGGAGATTGCCAGTGCTTTGCCCACTGGAGGAGTTATAGCAGAAATTGATACATTAAATAGGGTTATTATTTTTACAGATAACAGGATTTTAGTCTATAGGGTAAGCACAACAATAATTCATAGGGATTTGTCAGATGTTGAAACAACAATTTCGGCAGATGACCTTGATGTAGGAGATTATTTAGAATTTGTAGGTACAGTAGATAGTAGCACAACATCCTCCATCATAGATACGGATTGGCTATATACAGGGATTATTTCAGATATTAATGCAACTACTGAACTTGTAACTTTAGAAGATGGAAGTATTATTACATATAATGATGATACTTTAGCATATACAAGAGATGGAGCCGGGGAGCATAGAATAGAAGTAACTGACGTAGAAATAGGTCAGACTATCATATTCAGAGCAAAAAAGTACACAGATGAATTTCAGTTCTATAACGTCCCCACACAGGTTCAAAGTAACTACTATAAGCAATTTGATAGGGCTGTGGTAGAAAGACCTTTTTTCCAGGAGAATGTAAAAAAGGTCTTTGAAACGAGAGATGATATTGAAGAAGGATACCATGTTATTGTTGAAGACGGTATTGCTAAAGTAGTATTGGTTGATGGGAGATTTTACAAACAGTTAAACAAGAAAACTTATAAAAACGTAAAGATAACAAGGTACAGTTTATTTATAGACAATACCTATCAGGCTACTTTAAGTTATGAAGAGCCGAATAATATTCAGGGCTTAGATGAAATAAAGAATACCTTCGCTGAAGACTATGGTTTTACAGGATTAAATGTTCCAAGTACTGACTACCAGATAAAGATATATCATACAGGAGAACTAAAAGAATCATCTACTGACAGCGTGCTACAAACAAGCTATGATGATACAACCCATCTTTGCGACAGGCGTGCTGGGTGCTCTTTGCTCCCAATGTATGAAGATACCAGAAAGTACTGGACATGGCCTGACCTACAGCTTGTATCTGGATTCTTCAATAGCGTAGACCTTATTTATGTATCTCCAGACATTTCAGGTCATAGTGTCCCAGGTTATTTTAGAATCTCAGATGATCCTAATAGCTATAGTGCCCCTATCCTGCCTATGTTTGGACCTTCAGGAGAATTAGCCACAGCAGCAGATTTGATTGTTTATCTCAATGGCTTAAAGGTAGAGGATGCCATAGATTCGGTTGATCCGTGGACAGGAATCATATTCCTTAACTTCCTCCCACCATCAAACTCTAAAATCAGAGTGGATTATTACTACTCAAAGAGATATCCAGACCCAGTAAATTATACTGTATATGACCAGAATAATTTAAAGTCTTATTATATAGATGAAACCGGAAATAAAGTATATAGAACTAAAAATTTGATACACCAAGATATAGGAGCCTCTTTTTCAATTATGCAGGGTCTTACTGGACCCTCTCCGAGACTTAGATGGCCTTTCCCAGTAAATGATCCGATGCTATTAGGGGATGATACTGATTATCAAATGAATCTTTTCCCTATATTGAACAGGACAGGTCAACTTGCTTTTCCTGATGATATCTCTGTCTCTATCGGTTCAGTAGTAACTTCAAAACAAGTAAGCACCGCTATAGGATTAGATGTAGTAGGAATGCCTAATATCCCAACAGGAATCACAGGTGGCGATACCATAGTAATAGATGCCACTAATTATTTGGATAATACACTTATATATAGTATTGTTGGACTTACAGGTATTGTTGGTATTACGGGCACTGAAGGGATAACCGGGGATATAGGAGTGGTTATCAATTCTCCTTTTCCTGTAGCATCCCAAACACTATTTGAAAGCACTATAATAAGATACACTGGTGTTACAGGAGCCGTAGAAAGTGTAAGACCTCTACTTGGTCATGTAAAGATTAACTTTTTACCCCCATCAGGTTCAGTCCTGAAGTTTGAGTACTACTATACGCATTTTGAAAGAAAATATAGATTTCAGACAGATTACACAAATGATTATTCAAAAACATTAGACCCAGGGTGGCATTACCAAGACTCGGGGTCTTTACCAGATATTTCCTATGGTCCAAGGTTTGGGTATAGCTTAGTTTTGGATTATGGTGTCACAGGGATGAGAGACCCTGTTATTGATTTTGAGATGTTGAAGAAAATAGGGTACCGCTATCGTGCTTTCAATCTGTCACACAGTGCTGTTCTTAATTCATCGGATACGCTTGAGAATGATACCTATGACAAGTCTGGATTAAGAGCCTCTCTTGGAACAGGATCAAACACGTTAGACCGTTATGATTTGACTTTCAGCCCAGAATATTTGACTGATACCGACCCGAATGTAGTGCTTAATGATAACTACCTAAAGAAAGATATTCCGGCAGCTACTCAGTTGTATCCTGGAACTCCTCCTTTCGTGAAGACTTTTACGGATGACGGTCATGCTAAACTATTTATACTTCCTGAAGGTGAAGATACCTATGTAGAAGCAGACCTTGTTCAGCATGATTTGAAAGCAGGATTTACTATTATTGATTCAGACGAGTCTGGTCTAATAGACCATAATAAAGTATGTGCTTATCCGATAAATCAAAAGATTAACCTGTACTCAGATCTGAAGATAGAAGAGTTTAGTAATGGTGGTTTTGATGCCCCGATCTCAACAATAACCGAGGGAAGTAGAACCATACCTTTTAAAATGCTGATGATTGATCAGTACTATCCCAATAGAGAAATGAGAGTAAATGACTATTTGGATTACATAAATAGAGTTCCTTTTGATATCCAGGAAGGACGAGCCAAAACATTAAATGGATCAAAGACTATAAAGAGTATTGATAAAAACTGGCTTGTACTACATATAGGAGATCAAATAACTCTAAAGAATATACCTAAAAGGATTTGGAATACAACACTTAGAGAATATGAAACGATTATAGAAGATGTTATTTATACGATAGTAGAGGTCATAGATAGTGCTACTATAAGACTGCATACTTCATTTAAAGAGGTAAGTGGTACATATGACTATTCTATAACAAGACATGTAGTATTCAATGTAGATACGTATTTGAATAAAGTAACTAGGAACATAGTTTTTAAGGCAGGTAATCCTTTTACCTATGGATTTACACAGTCCTACTTGGAGCATTTTCCTGGGTACAGTACAGGTGACACAGGTTTTGGTTTCCAGATGACTTTCACTGATTCTGACCCTGATCCGTATCCGATGAATCCAAATAACCCCAATATAAATGGTTTTCCTGCGGGATCTCAACTTTTATCGTCTGAAATAATAAAAGAAAACGGCAAATCAGTATATTACCATATTACAGGACATGCAGGTTTTACAGGGCCTAGCGGAGCGGTTGACTTAGGTATTACAGGACCCACCAATGAAACCAACCCTACAATAGTTGATGGGGATGATAAGTACTTCATTCCTGGTGGAGAAACAGGATACTTTTTATCCTATAGTGAGGCTGAATACAGAGTACAATGGAGGAACTGGGATCAAGACATAATGATAGTGAGTTTTGGTGGTTTAACAGGCCCTAATGCGGGAGTTATCATAGAAGATCCAATAAACATGTTGGATGATTACGCAGAAGGTTTAAGAAGAAGTTATTGGAGTAATAGTTTGGGTTTTACGGGATTAGTTCATAACTTCTATTTTGGATCGGTTATAGAAACATCTAAGAACGAAAGTACGATTGTAAATACAGTAGATTACCCGGAGGGGTTGATTGTTCTTACTGATTCGGAAGCGGTAGAGATAGAAGACTTACTTAATCTATCTATAGATCCAACAGATGTTGTGTTAAATCTTAATAACACCCAATATGCTTTGCGTACAAGGATAGTTAGGGAATTACTATTTGATAATACAGTAAGAGTAACTGAAATAAGAGAATTTGAGAGACCCTAAGTATGAGTAGAAAAGTTTCATAAGTTATTTTAGAGGAATTTAAGAAGCTTAACATTCCTATTTAAAGTCTCACGTTCCCTAATAATCTACTAATGAAAAGTACTATTTATAGGTATAGGTTATTTTTGGTCATTTTTATAGAATAAAAAGGAAAAATTATGAGTCTCTTAAAAGAAACCATAAAAGGGCTTAATAAGATAGTTATGTCTATAGGATCAGCTATAAGGTATAAGGAACAAACCCCGCGATTAAAAGGGGAATTGTTTATTAAAGCCTATGAAAAAGGGGTATTAGTATATGATTATAGGAAGCATAATATAATAGTAAATACTGCCTCCATTCTAATTGCGCGTCTGTTAAAAGACAATACTGAACCTACTAAAGGGATTTCATACCTAGCAGTCGGTAGCGGTGCTTCTGGTTGGAATCCGTTTGATCCTCCTGCTCCTACGACTTCCCAGACTCTTCTTGAGAGCGAATTTGAAAGAAAAGCAATAGGGTTATCGACCTTTGTGAACCCTGAAACTGGGGAACCTACGACAAGTGATACTAACATCGTAGATTATTCAGTAACTTTCGGAGAAGCAGAGGCGATAGGACCGATCATGGAAATGTCTTTATTCGGAGGGGATGCTACTTCTGAACGTAATACAGGCGGGATGGTAAATTGGAGAACTTTTCCAGTTTTAAATAAGACTAATAGTATGACCCTAACAATTATTTTTAGAATAACATCATAATATGAAGCATTTGATTAAGAAATATTCCCTAAGCAGGTCCAACGTTATAGGACATGTCAGAGTTAATGACTCAGGTATCTGTATTATTGCTAAGGATAATGTCATTAGGACTATTGTTAATGGGTGTGATATATTTAATATACCAATGGATAAGAATGCTATAGATGTAGTAGCACATGTACTAGCTAATATAGTATTTCTACTTAATAAGGCTGAGGATAAGCCTAAGATAGTTATAATAACAGATGATTGGAATACAGATGGTGAATACCCTTCTACAGAATTGTTAGATAAAACTATAAAGTATGTTAAACCGCAAGTACAAGAAAATAACTTAGTAATTAAGAAAAAGGAACAAGGAGAAAGAAATATAAGTCAATTTCTTTCTCCTAATTTTTCATCTGGAACACCTATATCCACAGATATCCTTAAAAGGAATTTAGAAGTTTTGAGTGGTAAGCTTAGAGGTGTTACCGCAGTACTTCAAGAGGGTACTGACTATGGGATGATGCTAACAAGAAGAAAACTAATAAATTCTATGTGGGGAGCTAAGCCCACACAATTGTTTTTAGAAAGTGCTCGATTGAAACTATCTGAAAACTCTGAAAGTACAGTAAAGCTGGATTTTTTTTGTGACCTGATTGATAAAGGTTTAAATCAATTAGTTAGTAAAACAAGAGAACTGAGTAATGGTGAAAATATCAAATATATCTGTAACATATTGATTCCAGATATAATTAGTAATTATGAGGCTATTAAGAATATAATAATAAAAGGTGTAATAGCCCTGACTCCATTAATTTATTTAGATGAGATTTTTCAAAAAAATACTAGTTTTCCATCGAGTTGGTTTGTATCGGATGAGTTAATGGGTGACATAGTAAATTCATACGATAACCTAATTGCTTTTTTAGCAACGATACCAAAGATAGAATCAAGGGTAATATTTCCATTAGATTTCTATAAGCACCAGATATCTCAGTAATAGGAAATGAAAATGAGTGATAACTTTGGAAATTTACAGAGCCGCGTTCTTGATGTAGACGGACGTAACCTGGATAATGTTGTATTCCAGGAAACACGTCAGTGTCTTACATCTGAACTTAATCTAATAAATCAGATAGCCTCTCTTAAGCAGCAACAAGGACTTAAGGCTATTATGCCTTCAGGCTGGTTAAAAGTTGATACAGTAGAAGATACCAATGCTTTAAATGCTATAGATTATACAACTGAGCAAAATTCTGAAGATAGAGCACGTAGTGGTCAAACTCTAACATCAAAAACATACGCAGCTAATAGCTTTAAACTTATATCTCGTAGCGATAGTAACGTGGCAGTTGTTAATGGGTGGCCTCTTGTAATTTCTGGTTCTAACTCTTCCGATGAGAATAATATTATCACTCTTCCACCACCTTCTGGTAGTAGCTATAGGTATGATTTGGTTTTCTTAGAAGTATGGAAAAAGCTTATAGGGGAAAATGATAACATATATCCTTATGGTAATACTCAGGCTATACCATTGACGGATAATGAGATAGTTTGGGATAGGCTTGGGTATGAAACTACAAAAAGAGTACAGATACAGTATAGAATAAGAACTTACATAAGTTCTTACTATATAAATCCTGTAGATTTTGATGCATACCCTGAAGGACTTGGCTCTAGTATGGTTAAAGCTGTAGGAGGCAATAGCTCAGGAAGCTACACATCGTTAGCATTCTCCAATTTTGGCTCTGAAGATCCAGGTTTATATATTGCTGGTACAGGTTCTGATGATGATAAAGAAACATTGAATACTGTTGATGGATATGTTTACGCCATTCCTATGTACATTGTATATCGCAGAGCAGAATCCGATTTTGGTTCCACGCAAACACATGGTGCCGGAATAAATCAATCAGAACTGATTACAGGTTTTAGGTCAGACAGACCAGATGCTCTATATCTAAATATAGTGAATAACACGGATATTATTGATATAAGGCATCAGATAGTTACCTCAGGGCAACATTTAGATCTTATAGCAAGAAGAACATTTAGAAAGCTCGTAGCTGGAGAACTCACCACTACAAAGAGTAAGGGTTTTGGAGTAAGCGGTGTCAGGGTTGTAAATTCTGGCGGCTCAAAACTTTTGAAACTTGAACAGGTTAACGGTAATACTATAGATGCTCCGAACATTGGAAGCGGGGTATCTGGTTCTGCTTTCAAGAAAAGAGTATATGCAAACTGTGCTATTACAAAAGATAACAATATTATTGCTGTTCCTGCAAATGGGCCCTCTGGAAGCTCTTGGATTGCAGAGCCTATTGCAGTATCTTCTTTTATTGATACTACAAATGGTACTGTTTCATCTTCTAATAATTCTTTCTATGCCCCTGACCTTGGTGCTCCTGTTACTGGAATCACTTGTAACGGTACTACCGTAACTATTGATGCAGGTTCCAATATGATAGGGCAATCAAGCACTGTAGTTCTTTATATGCAGTTTACCTATGAGTACAATGCCGGAAATAATGGATTAAAAGATGTTCCTAAAGAATTTTATGAGATATCAAAAGATGTAAGAGTTCCTATAGCTACCCGAGATAATGATGTTTTATTGAGGTCTGATAATAGTTTGAACCCTTTACAGTTTGATACGAACGGTATTTGTATTTCAGACGCAGTGACTAATGAACAGGATTATGTTCATTATTGTGGCGGTCAATACACAGAAAACTATAATTTTGGGCATGACTTAGTTGTATTTAGAACATTAAATTCTGGAACCAGTATAAGTATAACATGTGACAATAAAAAACTAAATGGATATATTATACTTGGAGTGAAAAGTATTCAAGCTGAAGGAACCACAGGATTTGGAGATTATAGGAATAATCTTGAGTTCACAATACAGAGAAGCACTACAGGCACCACAGTAGTCTATTCTATTGAAATAATCTCTACACTTCCAGCTACTCCATGTAAGTTAAAGATAGCTTTGTATACTGGTTCAGGTGCATCTATAGCGGATTCAATAAAATTTTTTGAGATGTCAAAACAGGGTAGAGGAATCACTGACATTTATGAGATGATTGAAGTAACAGCAACAGCAGACGGAACTGGAAACTTTTGGATAGACACAGGTGACAAACCTATTATTGCGATAGCTTCCAGGACATTAACACAAAGTGGATTTACGATTGGTAAGGCTTATGGATATTATACTGTAGGATCTTCGGAGACATTTACTGATTTATCTCGTTACACAACACTTACTTTAGATGTTAATGAGAATCTTCCTGTATTAGAGACTCCTGAAGATGGTACGGATATTACATGGTTACCTACAAGAATTAAGCTTCATGCTGAAGATATTAATGCAGAGGGGGCTACAATAAAAGTTCCTGTATTAGTGCATAGCTATATATCCTCAGGTGAAAGTGCCTATAATATTTTTTATAAGCTAAATCCTTATCAGGGTATTTTGAATTCTGTGAAGTATGGTAGAATTGAAGCTGAAGCCCCAGCAATAATCACTTCAGAAGGTTCTGGTGCTATTACAGACTATACATATACTACGGGTACCTGTGCTTTCTTAAAAGGTAGCAGAGACGTTGTTGGTACAAATACTTATTGGTCAAATAAGGTAAAAAATGGAGATTATATAAGAGTTACATTAGGATCTTATTATTATCGTATACTTAGCGTAGATAGTGATACGCAGATTACTTTGGCTGAAACTTATGTACAAGATTCAGTTAGTACTCAATATGAGATAATTAGATTAGATACTCCTGCTAACAACATATCTAACATAATAGATAGGATGCCGACTCATACTATTGAGGATTATACGGGTAAATCTTCCCCACTAAATATTGTAACTTTGCCAGAAGCTTCTTTTTATGAAACGAGTCCAAAAGTACGAATACAGGACCCTCTCGATACAATCACGAATGATTTCATCTTGGGAAGTACGTCAAAAACTAATAGTAGAGGGAGATATAATTTCTTGCTTACTTTAGGTAAAAATGATATTTTTAGACTTGGGGTTCAGACTCCTGAGATTTTTTACGAAAATAGCACAGCATGGACATCTGCACTAGGCACGAAGAAAGTTTTTCAGGCTTATCTATTTAATGATGCGATAATTACAAGTGGGAAAGCTAATGACCTAACAGGTAAAATATATCTTCTTGTTATAGGCAGTGAGAATAGCAGTAGTGGGCCAGAGACAAAGCTTAATAATACAAGTGAAACTGATGTAGTAGAACTATTTGAATTAGAGGGTAGACCTATTATAAAGTCTATGTAAGGTGGTAATATGGAAGTGTCTAAGGACCTTATTAGTAAAGTCATGAAGAATGTAATGGCGGCAGAGCCCACCGAAGAAACTAAAGGTACGCCCGCACAAATTGGTGGGGTTAAGTATTATTTCTATGATGTTGCCGTATATAAAGGAACCCCTTCTGATATCAATTACGCTGACATCAACGAAACAATTACTAAGGCTACTGACGCAAATATTATCAAAGATTTGTTGGACCGCCTTGACAATGGCATTACCGGAAATGCTGATAACTTTGCATGGAAATACCTTGCTGTTAAGAACAACAATTACAAGGGTAAGGTTGTTGTTTACTACTGTCCATTAGAATCAAGTGGCAAAAAAATGCAGAATCCAAAGCTTCTGTCAGCAGATGGTAGTATAGTGGACGCTAAAGAATTTGAAGACGCAAATAGCTTATACAAAGATATGGGAGGGGCTCAATACGCTATAGTAGATAAAGGAACTAATAGCTTCTTTGTTAAGGGGATGCCTAATGAATCAAATATCAAGCAGCTTCTAACAAGTAACTTGAAATTTCCTAATCAGATGGGTTGGTCTGAGTTCAATAATGAGCAGGGTAACTACCGAATGTTTTTTCAGAATAGATTGGTAAAACCTGATTACAGTGAGCCCGAAGATGCTTTTAAATCCCCAGCAGACCTGAATAAGATTAAACAGATAGCAGACAAAAGAATACAGGAACTAGGGGTTAAAAAAGAACCGATACAGGTTAAAAAAGAACCAATGACACCTTCTTTAGGAGATAAGATGAAGGAGGAAGAGTCACCAACAGGTAAAGGACCTATGACTATGGATAAGGCAAAAGAAAGATTTGCTACTAAGTTAGAGCAGGATGAAGAAGGGGTTTACTCTGGCGGCTCGGATGTAATGAAACAGTTAGTTAGTAAGATGAGGAAGACTATGAATACGTGGAATCACGGTAAGAAGGTAGCATTAAATGACGTACCTCTTTCTCAGGAGCTAGAGGAGACCGCCAAAGCACATAAGAATATTTCAAATAAATTGCGCCCTGTGGATAAACCAAAGTCCATTAGGGAAGATAACATATCAAAAGCATATCAAGATGCTGCAAATCAAGCTAAAACTATAACTGGTACAACCAAAAAATTAGCTTCGCAGAATAAAGGTCAAATAGCAAGAGTACTGAACAGTTTTTTAAAAAAGTAGATAAATTATTTTAGAGTTTTTGGAAATTATAAAAAAGTAAGTTGTCAGGGATAATTGTTGGCTGTGTGGTATTTTCTCCTTTAAAATTGTTTTACCACAGAGTATATTATCTCAGAGTTTTTGGAAAAAAGAGTCCCTGCTGTTGCGGGGCGTTTTGAACTTAAAGATCGGTTTTTAGAGATGGGATTTGCACAAAAGCCTTCCAATTTTGAACTTATTAAAGACATTCGCCAAAGGAAAGACCTCAAGCTTAAACCCTGTGATTACATCAAAGGGGGAGTTGAACTTAGGTACTATCAAGTTGTAGGATGCCTTCATTTTCTTCTTCTTAGTCGAATGATCCTTGGGGACAGCGCCGGATTAGGTAAGACCCTGCAGTCAATCTCTGGGTACTCTTTCCTGCTTCAAAAAGACCCCTCCCTTAAGCTTCTTGTTGTTACAAACAAATCTGCGGTTACTCAATGGCGGGATGAGTTCTTGCTGTTCTCAAAAGATATAACAGTCCACGCCCTGACCAATGAGTATGGAAAAGCTACCAATCAGGACCTCTATGCTCCGGTAGCAGAGCTTAGAGCTAAGAAAATACCTT